ATTGAAATCGTAGTAATAGGTTTCCATATCACCAAGCGAAATCTGCTCCCACGAATCGGCAAAATAGAGGTTCAAAATCCCCTGGTCATTGGTACAAGAGTTGGTGTATTTCGTGGCGAGTTGGACAAGCTCATCAAATGTGGTGTCGCGAATCAGCGCACTGTGAAACAGCATAATGGTGGATTGGAAATAGTCGGCGCCCCCATTCCACGGATTAATACTAATCGTATCGGTAAATTGGTCTTTCAGTCGCCATTGGTAGCTGGGATAGGCGTCCGAATGAGCCACTAATTTGCCGGGTTTCTTGGATGCCAAGATGGGAGCAATGGGCGCATAAATCTTGGCCCCGCAATCCACATAGAAAATATAGTCCCATTGTCGGAAGAACGGCGTGAAAATATGGAACTTGTGGTACTGGAACAATTTGAACCCACTCTTGCCGCACGCGGCGTTCGTTTTTTGTATGGCAGCAAATGTTTCGGGTGAAAAAACGATGTCGGGGCAATGGCGAACTTGGATTTGGTCGACGTGTTCCACGATGAATGGGTGCGTATCCACGGCGGGCAAATCGTCGCCGACGACGAGGACAATGGGGCCGCGATAATCACCGATTTCAATGAGGTTGCCGCAAGTGGCGATGAACTTGTCCAAGTAGCGGAAATTACACACGAATACAACGGCAACAGACATTTAGAGAATCTTCTTGGATTGCGTTTATATTTTGTATGCCCGTAATATATAATGGAGTCCAAACAAATATTACCGGATGTTTTACCAGGCAAAGCCAATATTATGCCGAATCCGTTTTCTAGCAAGATGAGCGGGGGCGCGGACACAAGACCCGAACAAGTGATGCCAGGATTCAATGGCGAAAGTGTGAGTCCTGGCAAAGCCATCTTTATGGGAGGCAGACGCCGTAGGACGGGAAAGCGTGGCACGAAAAGACGACGCCAACATAATAACAAGCAGTCGCAACGCAAGAAGCAGAGGCGTTAAATAATATTCATCACATAGATAAATATGATTTGGTGAAATAATATGCCCCCTTAAGGAGGGGTTAAAGGGCATCAAAGAAGTTGGAAGAAAAACAGTTTCCAATAAAGGAGGGGTTAAAGGGGATAAGCGAAGCGGTTCCCCATTAGTTAAACCGGACCGTAATAGACACCTTCTCCGTCTTAATCGTCTTACATGCCGACACCGACAACTCCTCCCGCTTCTTGCGCGTCTTGTTGTCTGCATCCTCTACATTCTTCTTGGAAATGCTATTGCGCGAGTTCATATCTGCCTCTATGGCATCGTAGTTCTCATCAATATATTCCAGGACCCGATTATCAATCGCCCATTTGAAGAAATTGAGCTGGCCAATCGTGGTCTCCAAATAGGTTTCGTCGGCATAGGGAATCATAATTCGCTCCCTGCGAGAAAAGGGGTCAAATCGGATTTTGCTGTACGCCTTCAGCTCCAATTTATAACTATTGAATACCTTGAACCTCTCCATGTTTTCCTCGCCATTATAAACAGTACTACACCGATTCTTGGCGGGGATGGAATACACGGTGAAGTTCTTCTTGGCGAAATTGGTGACGAACCAGTCAATGATTCGCAGGGAAATCCGTGATTCGCCATTGATGATTTTCATCATTTTCTCCATATTTCCGTCGCGGCCGTAGAAGTCCAGCAAGTTGTTTAATAATAATTCGTTTTGGGTTTGATTTCTATGTGCGAGCATTTATAGTTGTATGGACGCAGTTGTTTAAATGCTTTTTCGGGATTTCACTTTTCTTGAGCGCCGAAGGCGAGACACCTTATTATGGCGACTTTGGTTAAGGGCCTTCTTGGAGTCGTCCCTTCGGGACTTGGACCCCGCCGTTTTGGACTCCACCACCTTAGGTATTGTACCTACAATAATATCATCCCGTAATCCCATAGCAAACAATAAAATACTTTTGAAAGACTTTAACCCTAATAATCTTTTACCCGTCATATTAATGTATCTATTTAAAAAAAATTTCCAATAATGGTGTAACATTTGCATTGGTGACGCATCAATGCTATCCGGATAATGTTGAAATATATTTTTTTTATCAAACATCGCCATATAATTCACCATATCATTCACAGATGCTTCTGTTACTCCTTGTTCTGTCAAAACGGTTCCAAGTATTTTTCGGTAATCCATTTGGTTAAACCGATAAAAATTGGTAATAAATGTAATATAACATTGTATTCTCATATATAAAAGCGATTTCTCAATAAATGTCTGTTTATCAAGAACAATGCCAGCTGCTGCCGCTTTTCCAATAATTTCATCAATGTTGATTACAAATACTCTACTAAAATCCAACCCTATAATTCTCGGAAGTATGGCACAAATGTTCTGGGTTTTAAAATCGGTGTTTATATAACCAGCCTCTATGATTTTATCCATTAAATTAATAACTTGCTGGTCAACCGATTTCAATATACCTTTTATAATTTCAATATCGGTTTGTCCTTCAAGAATCGTTTTTAAATAATCTCGTAGGTCGCCTCCATCACATTCTTCTTCATAGATAGAAAACTTCATTTTAGCATCTGGGCTATGTTTGTCCAATTCTGCTTTCAAATCATTTATTCTATCCTCTATATATTCTTCACGAATTACGCTATCATCTGGTAATGTAATTTTTATAAACACACTATGAATGTCTGGTGCCAAACCAAGTGTCGCTAATTCTTTTTGTAGCATTATTTCGTCAATCATTTCATCACGTTTTCTCTTAGTGAGTGCTTCCTGGAATGCTATTACAATTGGGGTATCTATGGGAGTATTGAATGCGGGCCATATAGTTGTGTTTTTTAATGCTGTTTTTGATTTACAAACTGTTTTGCTTGCCCCTGTTCCAATTATTTTTTTAATATCTGGAATAAGACATCTTATTTTTTTACGCTTGATTAATGAATTTGAACGCTTACTTTTGCTTCTAATTCTACTAGTTTCGGCTGGCTTTAGAATACTTTTGCCGGACATATTCTATATTATCCCATCCCAAAATATTATACTGGTGTAATTCTGCAATAGTGTATATAAAGATTTGGCGCCAAGTTATCCAACGATGACGACGAAATACATCATTCTGACCAAAGACGCAAATGCCTCCGCCGACAACAACGCCGAAAACCAGATTATTTTCGTAAATCGCTCGCTCACCTATTTGATGCCCTCCGTAAATACTGCTTATTATGCCGACCGCGGTCTCTTTGAAAACAATCTTATTGAGTGGTGTAAGCAGTTTTGTAACAAAGACTCGCTTTTCCTAGATATCGGCGCCCACACGGGCAGCTATGCCATCACGCTGGCACCATTTGCCGCTAAGGTCTTGGCATTTGAACCCCAGCGCCAGACGTATTATGCCTTGTGCGGCGGCGTGGCGCTCAGCGGTGCTCGCAACATCGTCTGTCACGAATACGGTCTCGGCAACGAGTCCCAAGTAGGCACGAAAACCCTTCACATTGTGAGTAATGATGGAGGCGGTTCCACCGTGTGGGCCCCACCCGCGGACAAAATCCTTGGCACTGAAGAAATCCAAGTGCGAACGCTGGACTCGCTCAATATCCAGGAACGCATCTCTTTTATCAAGATGGATGTAGAGGAGAACGAGCTATACGTTTTACAGGGGGGAATGGATACGATTGTGAGGGCGGGATACCCCAAAATCCTGTTTGAGTCCAACAATGAGAACTCGGCGCTGTTCAATTATTTGCGGGATGTGCTTGGGTACCAGATTGTAAAAGTGAGTGGTTATTTCAATATGTATCTGGCGACTATGTAGAGCGCAGCATAATACACCCACTATGTAGAGCGTATTTCTTTATTTCAAATAGATTTGAAATAAAATATTTACAGCGCTCTCTCTTGGTGCTTTACTTACCATTTCCCTCCAGAACCACCACCCGTTTTCTTGACCATAATATTGTTTCCCTTGGCCTTTCGCTTGGCATTCGGGTCATATTCGTCGCCTTCATCATCATCCGTCAGATTCTTGGACAATTCCCAGAACTCTTTGGACCCCAACTTGTAATCAGGACGGTCTTCGGCCTTGTACCAAAAGATTTGGTCGGTTATTTTGTTGGACTTGGCGTTGTTATTCAGAACCAACGCTCCATAATTCTCAGTGGTTTGGTCCATCACCGAGCAAAACGACTCCAGCGTGGGGAACATAGAGGCGAAGTTCTCCCAAATCTTCTTACGATTGGCCAAATAGTTCTCACGCAGAATAAAAACGTAGTCTATGTTGGTACGAAGATTCGGCGGAATACCGAGAGGGTATTGCATTGTGATGATTAACATCACCTTCCAGTGTCTCAATTATACCATTTTCATTCAGACATTTCTTTCTGAAATCATTAAATCAATGCTTTTTGAATGGGCATTGCGCTCTCTCGAGTGGGTTTAGACTATATCTTAAGGCATCATTGTAATTGGTTAGATTACTCAACCCCACGGGCATTTAGTCGTTGAACAATCATCATATCCTTACCTTTACGGACGTAGATGACTTGCTGCGGGTTATCTCTATTTTATACCTTTTTACTGTACTTTATGTGATTAGCATAAACCGCGACTCTATTTCTAAAGCCGTTTAGTAGTATAAACCTTCATAGAACTACATGTTCTAAATCAAGACGTCTCCGCAATTTGGACGTGTCGCATATAGAGGGCAACGCCCTAAATACACTAGCCATTCTTTTGAAATGACTTAGGCAAACAATTCACCGTTCATGAACAGGGCGCGCATCAGTTTGTCCCGAGCCCACGTGTTGTCATAGAGGCAATCATCCAGAATCACAAAGGTGCGCGGGTCAATGGACACCTTCTTATAGGTTTCCATTTCATGATTACACTGTTTCATCACCGCACGCTGGCGTCGCAGGACGTTCTCAATAAGTACCGAGTTGTATTCTTCGTGTATAAAGAGTTTCGGCACGAGTTTCCCGTAAAACCCGTTACCGGCTTCAGTGCCAGATATTACCGTACCAATTGGGATATCTTGATGAAAATATAGCAGGTCTTTAACCAAAAATGTTTTACCGGTGTCTCTGCGCCCAATGAGGACAATTACGGGACCCTTGTTTTCTTTTGGGTCAAACGTGATTGACCGCATATCAAACTTTCGTAATTCTAGAGTCATTTAGAAGAAATTGAAATATAGGATTGTTCCATATATTTAAATCGCACATACAACGCTTTTCTTGGTCAATGCTTTTGGTCAATGCTTTTGGTCAATGCTTTTGCTAAATGCTAGAATAGAGGTTATATGTAAATGCGTTGATTACTGATATAAATATTGGTTGTTTTAGGTATATCATTCAGACATACGATGGACCCTTTCAAAGTAAATTATCAAAAGGTGAGAATGCCCAATTTAGAAGTAATGGCCAAGCAAAGTGACTCCAAACAAAGTGACTCCAAGCAGTCTATCTGCGACCTAAAGCAGTCTATCTGCGACCTAAAGCAGTCTATCTGCGACCTAAAACAGTCGGATTCTGACTCCAAACAGTCGGAAGCCAACGCTGACTGTGAAAAGCCCTACGACTACAATCCGTTCCGCATCTCGGGGCTCCAATCCTACAACCCTCTCTACAATCTCTTCTTCAATATGGATTCCTCAAATTGCCAGAAAATCACATTGAACCACAAATACATCGCTACCAGCTTGGAGACCGTCGTGGATGGCAAAAACGCCCCAAGGGACGCCAGCATTTTCGTGAAATCGTCGCCTCTCTTGGACCCCCTCCATTTCCTTCGCGGTAAATACGATTTGGAGAAACCGATTATGCGTCAATTGCCCACGCTGGATTCCACGCCCGAGACGTGTTTTCCTAAACTTTTGGACCCCAACAACTCCGCATATGTTGATGGATTCTTCTCGTACCTGACCTCTATGATGTATGAGAACCACGGGTGGATTCACGGTGTCCAATATTATGGTTCGTTTCTGGGGGTTCAGTCGCGATTCAAATACAATGTGGCCGATGACCTAGAGTTCTTGGAGGATTCCGAATACTTTTCAAAGAACATATCTAAATACTTTGACTTGGATGAAGACGCGGTGGCAATATTCAAACAGAAATCGGGACCGGGATCGCGACGCAATCGTGACAAGCTGAAAATCGCGGATGACGAGACGCTTGACCTTGGGATAGAGGATTTGGATGCAGACAACAACAGTCCATCAACCGAAGGAGATAACACGAACGTTTTAACAGAGGCTCAAGTAGAATATATGTGCGATGAGAGGCGCAGCAGGGCATCTTCCACATCGTCGTCATCCTCTAGCAATAGTTCTATTTCCAATTCATCCAATGAAGAGGACAAAACACTTAAGTGCGATGTTTCACTGAAGTGCGACGAATGTGATTGTGTGGTTTCATCACCGAAACATATTACCATGGTGGATGGAAAATCCTATTGTGGTGGGTGTAGTCCGGAGGGTGACAAAGACGACGGTGCTGAAGACGAAGAAAGCGACTATACCGACTTCACCGACGACGACGAAGACGAAAAGATGTTTGCCTATTTACACGACTTCCCCGTCCAGCTGATTTTCCAAGAGAAATGCGACGGAACCTTTGACGAACTCTTGGTTCATAATACCCTCTCTCCCGACGAAACCATTGCCGCCCTTTTTCAAATCCTGATTATGCTTGCGACCTACCAAAAGACATTCAGTTTCACCCACAATGACCTCCATACCAACAACATTATGTTCGTGAAAACCGACCAAAAGTTTATCCATTACTTATTTGAAGGCGAATACTATCGTGTCCCAACTCACGGCCGCATCTTCAAGCTGATTGACTTCGGCCGCGCCATCTACCAATTCAACGGTCGTCGTTTCTGTAGCGACAGTTTCGCCGAGAATGGCGACGCCAATTCGCAGTACAATTGCGATCCCTACTTCAACACGAAGAAGGCACGGATTGAACCGAACCCCAGTTTTGACGTTTCGCGTCTCGGTTGCTCCCTCTATGACTTCACGATGGACTCCGATTCCACGGCGCTAAAAAACCTCATTGACGAATGGTGCGAAGACGATTACGGCAAGAATATCCTCTATAAATCCAGTGGTGAAGAGAGGTACCCAGGATTCAAATTGTACAAGATGATTGCCCGAATCGTGAATAACCTCGTTCCTAAAGACATTATGCGAAAACCGGTGTTCGCAAAATACAGGCAATCCAAGGCCCCCAAAGAACCCATCATCAACATTGATGCGATGCCGTGTTATATCAATTCTGTGTAAACCCTATTAGAGGTATTTGCCGAAAAAGAAACAAATGAACCATATTGACAAAATCATTTATATCAATATGGATGCTCGGACGGACCGCCGCGCTGAGATAGAGGCCGACTTTGCGCGCATCGGCGTACCCGAAGACAAACTTCTGCGGTTCCCCGCGTCCAGCTACAATGGATGCCCCAATACGGGATGTCTCGTGAGCCACGCGAACGCCCTACAACTCGCATACGAAATGGGATACCAAAACGTCTTGATTCTGGAAGACGATTTCCGCTTCATCGCCGACGCCGAGAAAGTGAGCGCAGATTTGGACGCATTCTTTGATATGAAAGTCCCGTGGGATGTCGTGATGCTCACCACGTGTTCGCCAGTGGTCATCCCCGAATACACGGGGTATTTGGTATCGCGTGTGTCGTCCTCTACCAATGGGGCCGGCTATTTAGTGAATCGCCCGATAATGAACGAGCTGGTTGAGTTGTTTGACTCCAATGTGGAGAACCTTTTCGCAACGAAAGCCCACTGGATTTACCAGAATGACATTTTGTGGAAATCGTTGATGCCCGTGAAACAGTGGTATATGTTTAACCACTATTTGGGATACCAGGTGGCGGGATACAGCGACCTGTCGCAAGACCAGAAGATCGCGATTTTGCCGCAAGTACTGGAGGTGGAAAACGTTGTTGAATGGATAGAACAAATCCAGGCGGAACATATGCGGAAGTACATGTATTTTGATAAACTGAAACACGATATAAAAAATAGAAAACAATAATATATAATGGTAAAAAGAGAGGCTGCATTGGTGTGTCCGCCGCGAATAACCGAATACAAAACAACTGGCGCGCCGGTGTCCATTCCTCTCGCTTACATCCAATACGAGAATATGTTGGCAGAATTGGTACGCCGCGGCATTCGCATTGTAAAAATCGCGGATAAATCGGGCTCCCAAGATGCGGTATTCATCCGGGACCCTTTTATAGAAACCCCGACGCACCTAGTGTTGGCTAAGTTTCGCATTCTGATACGTGTGAAAGAGATCCTCAATGTTCCGAAGAAACCGGATTACATAGTGGAACGAGGGTTCTTAGAGGGCGGCGATTACCTTTGTGAACGAGGCGTATCATTTATAATGTCTGGGCCGAGAACCAGCCGATTGGCAATACGCGATATGATGGCGGCCGACGTTTTTGGAACGGCCAAGGTCGCGCGAATCACATCGGACAACTCAACCATCATACATTTGGACTTGATGTTGGGATTCATAGATGATACTGCGGTCATTTGGTCAGGCGCAAACCGGTTTGTAGTGGATGTTTATGAGAGGACGGGTCGGCAAATCGCCTCTCTTCCATTGTCCGAATACTTGAAACATCTGGGATACACACTCTTTGAAATCACGGATAAAGAACAACGCGATTTTGTTTGTAATTTCGTGGTGTTTGACAAATTTGTCTTGGCGACCGAAGGGAGCCAACGTCTAGCAGATGCCACCAAGAAACCCGTGGTTTGTATCCCGTTGAGCGAGTGTAAGAAAATGGGCGGCGGAGTCCATTGTCTTATGAAGAAAATATTGGGGTAAATCATTAAGCATAACGTTTTTTTGATTTTCTACCACGTTTATAGTGCTTTTTTTTTCTGGATTTGTCCGGACGCGGTTTTCCAAAAAATTGGCTCCAAGAATTGTTTCTTGCCATTATTTTATCGGGGGGTGCGAACTCCCATTGAATAATACGCAAACGCCTCCCACAATAAGTACATATGCTGCGTTTCTTGCTACCGCCTTTTCTTCGTGGTGTGCTTGGGTCAGACAATTTAAGATCTGATATACCAGACACGTTAGCGAGACAAGCCAGATAGGTAACATTTGTTGCTATTTTCACAATGGGGGTTAAACTTACAATTACTTTTTCAGTTAATAACCCATCTCCAATTGTAGGAAAGTCATTTATATTAAAAAGTTTTCTAACGAGATATCCAATCGCACAATCTTTAAATAGAATATCAAACGCCATACAAATGGGTGTATAATAATTTTGCGCATTTGTCTTTATAATATCATAAAATATTTTTACGACACTTTCATATGTAGTGTATTCGGGTGAAAGAAAAAAATTTTTATTTTTCAAATCTATTTTAATCAAAAATAGAAGCATTGTCTCTATTATTATTTTTTTTGGATCATCCGTTATCATTATTTTTGGGATACAATAACATAGCGGATGGTCCATGTAGTTATACCCTCGAAGGCCTGATAATGATATTGATGGACAACACATCGTATTTTCATTTTCTCTTTTACAACCAATACAACTTTTAACACTGTTGTTAATATCACCTAAGGATGTTTTAGCACGTTCATATTTTTTTTCAATAATCGTTCTATAGCGGTCGATCATGTCTGGTGTGTTTTCAATAATTTGGGTGGCATTTTGTAATATTTCTACGGTAATTACGTTATTATTTTCAATTATCGGGATTATAAATCTATATTCACTAAAAAAATTAGTAAATTGAGTACTAATTATATTAAAACGTTTAATAATATCTAATCTGTAGATTTTTATTTTTTCAATATCTTCTATTTTTTTGTTAAGATCTTCAAAATATCTTTTAATTTTTTCAAATGCGGTTTTATAAAAATCAAAAGCCTCCAGCGCACGTTCAATTTCTTTTATATTATCGGTTGTTATTTTCTCATTGACCGCGCGTGCGGATTGTGAGACTTGTGTTACATTTTTCTCATCACGATAGCTTTGTGACACTGCTGCTGCTTGTGAAATCAATTCCGAGTGAACTACTCCTTTTGATGATGACATAAATACACTGGTTACGCTAGAATCACTATCCATGTTACAATGTTCTAGTCTATTACCATGCCCGCGAACAAAAACATGTAGTTCAAACAAAGACAACGGGTAAAAATTACTTTTAATATATGTATCTATATCATTTACAACATTATCTAAATCAATTTCTCTAATTAATAGTTGTTCAATAAATGCGGCGATTTCTTCTTTATCTGCGGTTGTGTCTATAAAATCTAATAACAACTCTATTGGCGACTGTGATTTTGACGATCGCGCTATTGACGCGGATTTCATTGATGATTGTGCTATTGACGCGGATTTCATTGATGATTGCGCTACTGACGCGGATTTCATTGATGATTGTGCTATTGACGCGGATTTCATTGATGATTGTACTATTGGTAATTCTGTAGTACCAATTCGTCTTCTTTTTTCATCCATTCTATATGCTATAATAGCATATTATTTACTTGGTTCTTTTTTGTCGGCGTGTTCGCCTAGTGCTCCGCTTATTGCGGTGGCGCGTCCCCCCTTTGGGCAAATCAAATACAGTTTTCGGTCTTTCTTTTGCCGAGCTTCCTTTTGCGGATGGACTTTCTACAACCATTTTATCCGGCGTGCTTCCTGGCGAGTTTTCTCGTGTTGCTGGATCAATTGTTGTATATTGACTCAAATATTCTTTAGTCAATTCTCTGTCATTATAAAGGCATTGTTCAGAAATTAACGTATCAAGTAAATTAAATATTTTAGATATATCAACTGTAACAAATAACTCCCGGGTGGATCCAATAAAAGGTACATCATTATTATTGATATCTTTCCCATTTATTTTTAATAACAAGTATCTCAATGGACTAAGAGAAAATAAAGTATCAAAAAATAATAGATGAAATATTTGTTTGTCATTATATCTACGACTATGAATCAAAGTATTAAAAACATATTGAAAAAGCTCACTGTAATTAGTGACATCTGTAGGCGGTATTTCTAACGATTCTTTAAAATATAATAGATAAAGAATATAAATCATTGCATAAAACTTGACTTTTATTAATTCATCTACATTTTTTTTAAAACTAAAAAAAATAAGTAGTCTTGGTGATTGACGGTCACTATGATCTGTTGTTCCACAAACAAGCGGTAATGGATATAATTTACAACCATCTATTTTTGTATTTGGTTTATAAGATTTAACACCATATTGTACTCGTCCACCCATTTCATCAACTTCTTCTTCTTTTTTTCTATTAGAACTTATTTTTCTTTCAAACAAATCTCGTACATCATTATCCTTAATACTCGATTTATACCTCTGTAAATCTTCAATATGAGCATTATAGATATTTTTCCACTCCTCACATGACTCTTTATTTTTTGTACGAGCAATTTCTACTGACTTTGTTACTCCAACGTTATCTATTAATTGTTTAGTTAATATCTTTGAAGCAGAATTTGTCCACCCGTAATCACCGGGCGCAGCCGTAAATATTACCTCTTTTTGTTTGTAATGCGCAGGTACGTTATGTTCTAAAACTGTGTCGCCGTGTCCCAATAACAGACCCGTCACAATTGGAGTTATTCTATTTTTATTAAGATAGTCTGCGATTTCATTAACAATATTCTCAGACCTTACACCATTTTTATATAATTCATCAACCAGAGATTTACTTTGTTCGTGTTGCATTTGTTCTGTTTGTGGAAAATTAGTAAAAAAAGCGTGAAATGGACTCATTGGAGTTTGTGGTGTTCGTTTTTTGGTGGTACTTTTCTTTGATTCGTTGATATATTCTTCAGGAGAACTATCATCGCGTTCAAAAAACGTCCTTTTATCTGGCATTTATATCATATCATTAGAAAATATATATAAATTACAGTGATCTTTGGACAATAAACAACAGCCTTGTCGCCAGTTTCAAGAAGGGTGTAAAGCGTATATTATTTTTGTTTATTATATGGCCGCCGTCTTGTTTTTTTGTCAAATACGCGCCTTCGGCGCGTCCCCCCTTTGGGGGGCGAACCAACAATCGTCTCCGGGTCTGGACGCGGCATCGTTCGCCGACAACAATTATTCACATACATAATATCCATCTTTGACGGAATTCTGAACCCAGGATACCGCGTTACGAATATATCACCAATCAGCAATATTGCCCGCGATGGGTCTAATTCGGATCGTCGTATAATTTTTGTTACATCTATTTCTTTGCCTTTATACACTTGACTAAATCGGTCTAACAAACGATAGAACATGCCAGTAGTATTTGGTTTATATCTGGGTTCATTTTTGAATAAACTGTTTATCGCAATTTCATCACGTTTGTTATACAATCTATAGATTTCATCTATTTCCGCCAACATAATCATGATTATTCTACTATAACTTGGGTATTTGGCTTCAAACGACGGCTTTACGACAAATAACCCCATAATATTCGCAAACTTCTCAGTACAACTACTCAATATTTGCATATTGGCAGATGAATTAACCACTTTTGCCACAAAATTGGAATCAATTCCTGTTCTTATCAATGCGTTTTTTTCATTCTCTTTCTGAATCTTGCGCTCCAACTCGTGGATGAGTGATTTTAGATGGTTTATCAACGCATTGACTGGGTCATCAATGCCCTCACAATTCATCCCATTTCTTTTACATATATCATACATTGTTTTCAAAGGGTCATACCAGGTATCTATGTTTGGATTTTGCTCTTTTTTTTTAATTTTTTCAGGGACCTTTTCTGCGAGTGTAATATCGTATCTGATAAATGATATTTTTAAACGCATTGCGTCTATACTTTCAACAATTTCTCGTTCAACTCTTCTATATTGCTGTATTATTCTGTTACGAAATGGTTCTTTTTCTTCCTTCGTCAATAGATTTCCTCTTTTCTTGGCGATAGCAATTGCCATATTCATTCCTTCTTCTTTTGTAAAATTATAACCGTCTTTTCCGGGAGGAACAATTGGCATAGTCAAAACGTTTGTGGTTTCTGACAGTTTGCCATGTTCAAAGACACTAATACACTCACTGCCTCCATGTCCGCTCGCAAATAACACCAAACTGAATAATTCGCTAGGTGATTCTCCAAGTCTTTCTAAAATAGTCTTGATTACATTGACCGTAATACTTATTAAAATATTTATATTCATATCTACTACACTAGTATTATCCAAAACAAATTGAATGAAGTCTGGATTCGTTCCGCCAGTTTCTCTGTATTGCGATTCGCCTTCTTCCAACAAATCAATGTTCGGATTGGCACTGAGGTATTTCATAAAACGCGACGTATTAAACTCTCCGGATTTGCTTATAAAATCCTTGCCATTCGGTGGCTCCCACTGGGATTCATTCGTTATTGTATTTGAATAATATTGTCTGCCTTCATGTTTTTTGGACTCAACTTGAATCCACGGCCCAGGTTGTTGAAATGCCGACATGTATCAATATATTATTGATACATATAAAAACAAATTATTTTATAGGAGCTCTACAAAGTGGGCAGTTCTCTACACGTCCAAGTTTTACCTGCTGAATATTCCATTTGGCCAAACAATTCCTATGAAATTTATGACCACAATTGGTTGTTGTCATTTCCTTATCTTTTATGTTTTCAGCGCATATTGAACATTCCTCTCCTTTATAAACAGCTGGCCTTCCAAAACTATAACTTTTCTGAATAGATGCTTCAGTTTCAGTAATCATTTTATTAGCATCTACAATATTTGGATTTCTAGCAATTTGTTTTGCTTTGCTCAAATAACCTTCAGAGAACCGAATGTCTTTTTTACTATCGCTATTTCCTTGGTATGGCGCATATTCCCATGCCTTTTTCAACATTTTTTTAATACGAGTTTTATTTTTTGGGACCTCTATTTTAATTTCACCATTTGCGATATCTTTTTCAAATTGGATTATTTCTTTAAGATTCCGGTTCAAAAAATGTGGTTCTATTTTTTTATTTGTAAGCGGTGTAATTATTTTTGATGTCGCTGAACCACCATAGCGAGGTTTCTTATTTTTTCGTGTTGTGTTGTTTCCCATAATAAAATAAACGGATAAATTATTTTATTAGACATTGGCTTTCCCGTAGGGAGCCTTTGGCTTAGGATACGTCGCGCCTTTGGCTTAGGATACGTCGCGCCTTTGGCGCTTTAAAACTCCGCATTAAAATCAAACACATCCGTCGCCACCTCCTTATTTGCCATCGCATATTCACTATTCGTGCGTTCAAAGAAATTGACCTTGCTATCCACGCTAATCAACTCCATAAAATCCAACGGATTTGAAACCCCATAAATCTTAGGCAGTCCCAACTGAACGCACAAGCGGTCTCCCACAAACTCCACATATTGCGACATCAACTTCATATTCATCCCGATCATCCGGCACGGAAGCGCGACCGTGATAAACTCCTTCTCTATTTCCACCGCATCTTTCACGATGCTTTGCGCAATCGTCTTGTCGGTTTTCTCCAACAACTTGCTATAAAGCATAATCGCAAATTCGGTGTGAAGGGCTTCGTCTCGGCTTATGAACTCGTTGGAAAGAGTGAGACCCGGCATGAGCCCGCGCTTCTTAATCCAATAAATGGCGGCAAAACTGCTGCTAAAGAAGATGCCTTCTACGCACGCAAACGCAATGAGACGAGTAGAAAATGATTGGTCCCCCGAGATCCATTTGCGTGCCCAGTCGGCCTTCTTCTGAATACATGGCACGGTCTTAATTGCCGAAAACATGCGACCTCGCGTCTCTCGGTCCTTGATATAGGTGTCAATCAACAAACTGTACATCTCGGAATGGATGTTCTCCATCGCAATTTGGAATCCGTAGAAAGCACGCGCCTCCGAGAGCTGTACGTCGGCCATAAACCGGGTCGCCAGATTCTCCATCACAATACCATCACTTGCCGCGAAAAATGCCAGGACCATGGAAATGAAATATTGTTCATCTTCGTTGAGCCGGCTCCAATCACCGAGGTCTTTGGACAGATCCACCTCCTCAGCGCGCCAAAAACAATCCACTTGTTTCTTGTACATTTTCCAAACATCTTCGTCGCGCACTGGAAACATCACATAACGGGCTTCGTCTTCGTGTAAAATGATATCATGTGTGGTCGGTCCGTCTTTCATCCTAAATAATATACTTTGTAGATTTTATGTCCTTATTGGGAAATTGATTAAGACGGATTCCTTATAACTTAACCACATTTCAAACGCAGATATGCAGTAACGCCCGCCGAAGGCGGGCTTTTGTGAGTCGGCACTCCTTCGGTCCTCCTTCGGTCCTCCTTCGGTCCTCCGAAGGAGGACCTTATCGTTTGAAACCCAATAAAACATTCATCAAAATATGTAAATGAATCAGTCCACCGCCCACTTGGATTTAGACACAAAAACCATCTATAAAATGGCATTCATCTACAATTCATTGGAACAGGGATGGAGTGTTAAAAAACGCGACGGTAACTATATATTCCAGAAGGCCCACAACGGTAAAAAAGAAATATTTCAAGACGATTATTTAGAGAAGTTTATTCTGGAGAACTCGTCAATGGAGACACTGAGGTAAAAAGTCGCACGACTTCCACTTGGTTCGTGTTTTCGTGAGCAATAATACGCTCCATTTGGCGTGCGATTTCGTCTTCCAATAGAGGCAATCGCATATATAGCATTGGATTCGCACTTCGGCCATCCAAATCAATATACTTGTCGGGATTGAATGCGATGATGATTATTTTTTGTGACATTGTGATAACAGCCTCTCTCGCAATATGGTGTGCTTGCGCAATACATAACAACGTATCACCAATCACAATACGACAATCTATGCGAATCCCGCCAACATATATTGGAGAATCATGTAAAAACCCATCAAACCGAGATGCCACAAACTGGTGTGTCGCCTGTTGTTTTGAACGATACATTGTCTGAAATGTGAGGGGATCGTCTGGGAAAAAGGTTGTGTAACATGCAGCACAATATCCACGAAAACATGGATTCGCTGGCATATCATTACAGTCCGCGCCAACACATTTTTCTACTGATGTTGTTATTCTACACGTGGTACGATTTGTCATATTCGGTCTCTTATGTTCGGCGCAAAATTGTGGTCCGCCGGATTCCACGCCATACAGAGGCCGATTGCGACACCCCACCATTTTACAAATCCGCGGCATTTTTCTAAATAATGCCCCGAAAATAAAAAGCAGGGGCACAACGAGATGCTATTGAAAATCTCTGATACATGAGAACCTGATATTCCACATCTATAATATTGTAGAGAGCTCGTTGAATCCCTAAATAAATACCCATTTTATAAGCACAAAAAGCGGGGTTTGCGCGATTATTTAGGAAAAAATATGTTTCCGAAGTATATATAAAAAATGGGAGGAGCACTTATGCAATTAGTCGCCTACGGCGCCCAAGACGTTTTCCTGACTGGAAACCCCGAGATCACTTTCTGGAAGGTGTCGTACAGACGCCACACCAACTTCGCCATGGAGTCTATTGAACAGACTTTCAACGGCCAGGCTGACTTCGGTCGCCGTGTTTCATGCACCATCTCCAGAAACGGAGATCTTGCCTACCGCACCTATGTCCAGGTCACTCTCCCTGAGATCAACCAGGGCATGGGTGCCTCTGGCACTGGCCCCGTCTATGCCCGTTGGTTAGACTACCCCGGTGAGCAGCTCATTGCCCTCGTTGAGGTTGAGATTGGAGGCCAAAGAATTGACCGCCAATATGGTGACTGGATGCACATCTGGAATCAGCTTACCCTCTCTTCTGAGCAGCAGGCTGGTTACTACAAGATGATTGGACACACCACCCAATTGACCTACTTGTGCGACCCCGCTTTCGCCGACATCAACGGCCCTTGCGCTTCCACTGGCGGCCCCAGTCAGGTTTGCGCCCCCCGCAAGGCTCTCCCTGAGACCACCTTGTACATCCCCCTCCTCTTCTGGTTTTGCCGAAACCCCGGTTTGGCTCTGCCTTTGGTTGCTCTCCAGTACCACGAGGTCAAGATCAATATTGACTTCAGACCCATTGGTGAGTGCTTGTGGGCTGTTAAGTCTCTCTCTGATACAACTAGTACTTCTCAGGCTGTCACCACTGCTTACCAGCAGTCCCTTGTTGCCGCCTCTATCTATGTTGATTTCATCTTCTTGGATACTGACGAGCGCAGAAAGATGGCCCAGAACCCCCATGAGTACCTCATTGAGCAGCTCCAATACACCGGTGATGAGTCGGTCGGATCTTCCAGTAACAAGATCAAGATCAACTTCAACCACCCCTGCAAGGAGCTCATCTGGGTTGTCCAACCTGATTCCAACGTTGACTACTGCAATGCTTTGGAGGGTAACTCCACCTTGTACAGAGTCCTCGGACCCCAACCCTTCAACTACACCGATGCCATTGATGCTCTCCCTCCCTCGATCGCCGTCTTCGGTGGTCAGGCCGAGACCTCTGGTGCCAACGCCTTCATCTCTGGAGGTGTTTTCCAGATGCCCGGTGCTCTTGATGGCCTTGTGTCCTCCAACGCTTCCCTCGGAAACAACGCTAGTGGTTGGAACCACGAGATCTTTGATGCTCGTTCCGGTGAGGCCAATACCGGCTCCCTTGTCTCTGATGCGGGCACATTCGTCCTCGCTGAGACTGCCCTCAACATGCACTGCTGGGGTGAGAACCCCGTCGTCACCGCTAAGCTCCAGCTTAACGGCCAGGACAGAATCTCTGAGAGAGAAGGTTCTTACTTTGACGTCGTCCAGCCCTTCCAGCACCACACCCGTGCCCCCGACACTGGCATCAACGTGTACTCTTTTGCCCTTAGGCCAGAGGAACACCAGCCCAGCGGCACGTGTAACTTCTCCAGAATTGACAATGCTACCCTCCAGCTTGTCCTTTCTTCGGGAACTGTTGTTGGAACCAACACTGCCAAGGTCCGTGTTTATGCCTACTCTTATAATGTCTTAAGAGTGATGGCGGGCATGTGTGGTGTCGCATATTCGAGTTAATCCCTTAACCGTTATAAAATACTCTACAATATGGTTTAAAATAAAAAAATTAATAAAAAACAAAAAACGTTTTTTATTAAATAGTTTATAAATAATTATTTGTCATATATTATTTGGCAAATTGTTGGTCTTACTAACATTGCTTCGCTTTTGGGTGAAGCAACGTTTATTTTTATTATGATTTAACATATTTATAACACAAACACTTGGTGCTTTCATTTCTTTATTTTCACAATTTTGATATATATTTTTAAGTTTATTCATAAATAACAAATAATCCATTTCCTTTTTCATAATATTACACTGACCACAACATGCATTTGAATTATTAAATGTATAACCTTGTTCATTATCAAACCTGTCAACACCATTTGTGTGATTTTCATCGGTTTTCTTACCACAAATATAACAATCTTCATTAATTAATTTATAATATTGTTCTTCGGACAATTCAAATATATAATTACGTTGTTCTGCGTTTGTTTTATATTTTGAATAATATGAACCAGATTGATTGGAAAATGCGTCGGGGTATCGTTTCCCATTTGTAAGCATACTATTATGTATCAAAATATGTTCAACACGCTGGATAAATGTTATATTATCAACAGCACCTTTCATCATATTACAATCAGTACAACAGCTTACACAATTATCAATCTCATATCCTTTGGTGCTATCCATACGGTCAACTCCATTGAATCCTTTCTCTTGGATAATTCCACAGTAATAACATGGTTGTTTTGTTATTGTTTCAAATTGTTCTTTTGTCAAATTACTACTTCCACCATAAATCCGATTTCGTTTATTTAAATCTTTTAATGCCACCTTTTCCGGATTTGCTTTAACCCATTCATTCTTTACAGCCACCCTCTCTGGCTTCTTTGAGTTTTTTCTGTCCAGTTCGCGCACATGTTCCTTGTCGCGCTTCTCATTTTGTTTATTAAAGTCGTCGCGACACGTACTACACGTCTTGGTATCATGACCATTTGTCCCGATGAACTTATCCACGGAACATGTCTTACAGCAAACCGAACATTGTTTGAACCCATCAACAACAACGGACACAACGACACTTCGTGCCGCACGGTCTCGCGCCCGTTCCTTTTCCAAACATTCAGCACAACTCCGATTCGGGTAGTCCGATGACAATTGGGTCCGACATCCATGTAAATATCGTGCACAAGGTCGTGTCCCCGCGTTGGTACATTCGTCTTCAAACACGCAAATCTGATGGAGTCTGCAGTAAGCATTATGTGCGGATTTTGAATAAGTACATCCGGATTTTCCACATAGAATAACAAGTGCACGTAGTTTTTCACGATTGACCGCGCCTCTATTATTACACGTAGAACACTGATTTATACCGGGTTCCATAAAATACATTTTCATACAACCAGAGCATAGACGCGTCTGTTCAAGCATCGTGTCGCTATAATCGTTCATATACTGATGATTCTTACAAAATCGCGAGGAAGCTTGACAATAATTGCGACATCCATTGTTGTTGCGGTCTTTTGCCAAACACTTCATCGTAATATGCTTGGCGGGATGATATATAAGATTTCAATTTTATATGTAAAATTGAAAACAAAAGACTATATAATTAATAACAATATATATTACAAATGGCATTCACAAAGAACATTGACGAATTGGTGGATATGTTTAATACCCAAAAAATTAATTTAACCAAGTATGTAAAAAAAAACTTTAAAAAAGGCGTCAATTTTATTGAGCAAAAACAAACGGAAAAAATAAATGACAGAGGTGGTCACAATCGCATACATATGATGCTTACAGAAGACGCGTTCATTCTAGTAAAGAACACATACAACCTCAAAAACCGGTATATAAAAAAAATAAATGAAAATTGCGGCCATGTAAATGTTGTTATGTGTATTGAAACCCAGACAATTGGTTTTATAGAGAACTCATTTTCAGAAGCACTCCGATTAACTCGTCAAAAACGGTTTGGAACATATTATATTGATTTGTATTTTGAAGATTACAACTTGGCGATTGAATGTGATGAAAACGACCACAAAGACCGCGATATAACCTATGAATACACCAGAGAAAAATACTTATTAGAACAAAATATAACGATAATACGATACAATCCGAATGACAAGAACTTTGATTTATCAGATGTATTACGGAAAATTACAAAGGTATTATTTACTAAGCCGGACGTACCGAGTGTTATCAAGGTCGTGTTTGATGTGTAACGTGTGCTTTTGCTTTTGCTTTTTAAAACTAAATATAAACTCAATAAACGAATATAAAGAAATAAACATTATAAAATCATATAATGAGCATAGACATTGTAAACTTGATTGAGAAAAATCCTCTCACAAAACTTAGTGGAAATTACCAATCCATAATGGTAGAAAAGGTTAGACAAAACTTCAATACATATGAACAACAATTGTTTGTTTCAAGTTTTTATTGTTATTTAAATTATGATGACAAACAAGATTTTGTAATTGATTTGGATAATGTATGGCAATGGATAGGGTTTGGACAAAAAGTAAATGCAAAACGTGTATTGGAAAAAAACTTTATTGAAAATACTCACTATAAAATATCACTCTGCCAACTTGCAAAGCAAAATGATTCAAGAGGAGGCCACAACAAGGAAGTAATTATGTTAACCATAAATACATTCAAACGCTTCTGTTTGAAAGCAGGAACAAAGAAATCAGACGAAATACACGAATACTATATCAAAATGGAAAAAACACTACAAGAAGTTGTTATGGAAGAGTGTAAAGAACTATCAGAACAACTGAAAAATACAAAAAAAGAGCTGGAAACTATCCAAGCTACAAATGCGACTGATGCCTCTATAAAAGAAGCGGAGTTTCAAAAAAAACTGAAACACCAAAAAATGATTGAACGGGAAAAGATTTTATTAACCCAGTTTTCAGTATCCATTCCGATTGTTTATATCATTCGTATAAAATCATTTGAAAATGGACAATATATTGTAAAAATAGGTGAAAGTCGTCGTGGTATAACTGGTAGATACAATGAGCACAAAGGCAAATATCAAGAGTGCGTATTATTAGACGCATTTGCCGTAAATAGGAGCAAGGATTTTGAATCATATATCCACAACCATAAACCAATCCGAAATAATCGCATTCGTGATTTAGAAGGCCATGAAAATGAACTGGAATTGTTTTTGGTTGGAAAAGAACTCACATATCAAATGATACTTGACACAATCAATAGTCAAATAGACAATTACCAAGAATCTAGCACACACAAATTGGAACTTGAAATAGAAAAACTAAAACTGGAATTGGAAAAAAAAGACAATGTTTCGGATGAAAAAATCAATATGTTGATAACAAAAATGGGAATCAATTCATTACACGAAAAAATAGACAACCTGGAAAAACAGAATCGCGAAATCCTTGAAAAACTGGGCGCCACGACTGCTCCCAAGACCGTCACCGGATTCCAAGAACCTCTGGTAACCCTCGGTCCCCGAGTCCAGCAAATTAACCCCGAGACAATGAAATTGGTGAAAGTCTATGAGTCCGCCTCTCAACTAATGTCCGAGAACCGCGACATCAAGCGCCCCAGCTTGACCAAAGCCGTCGCCGCCAACACGATTTATTGTGGATTCCGCTGGATGTTTGTGGAGAGGGACCAAGACGCGACCAATATGGCCGCAGTCCAACCGACAAAACAAACCCGCGTCCAAAATCTAGGATACATTGCCAAGCTCAACGCAGACCAAACCGAGATACTAAACGTGTATCTAGACCGCAAGACCGCCGCGACCATGAATGGGTTTGAATCATCGTCGGCGCTGGACACCCCAGTAAAACACGGCACGGTTGTCAAAGGCTGCGTCTACAAATTGTTCAGCGAATGCGAAACCAGTCGTACTAAGTTCATAGAGAAACACGGAAAAGAACCTCTCTTATATAAGAATGGATTCGGCGCATTTGACCAAGAGGGCCACCTGATTCGCGAATATGGCTGCAGGTATGATTGTATAAGAATTATGAAAATCAGCGACAAAACAATCGCAAAGTCAATGGAGAAGAATGTCCCATATAATGGGGAGTTTTTTAGAAACCTAGGAGAAAAGATGTCATTCCTATAACACAACCCCCAAAAACAAATATACAAACAACGCCCCAAATATTACCATAATGGAGCTCGCCCAAGAATACGCCGAAAAGTACCCCGAGATGCTCATTTACTTAGAGGATCTGAAACACATCCTCCTAGAACACATTCCCGAAACCGCATTTGAAGGCAACAGCTTCTACCGCCACCAGTCCATCACCGAATACCCCGAACTGTACAACAAACAGCTCAACCTCTTTTGGTGCGGGAAGCAGGCCCCCACCCGCATTTGCGAAATCGGTTTCAACGCGGGTCATTCGGCGATGTTGATGCTCCTCTCATCCCCAGCCACGACATTCACCGTTTTTGATATCGGGCACCACCTTTATACGCAACCGTGCTTCAACTACATTGAATCCGTGTTTCCCCAAGTGGCATTTGAATACATCGTAGGGGACTCAACTCAAGCGATGCCTCTATATATGGAGGGGCGCCAACAAACCTACGACATTGTCCATGTAGATGGAGGCCACAGCGAGTTTTGCGCAACGAGCGATATGAAACACGCGGACTTGTTGTTAAAACGGGGTGGAATAATGGTGGTAGATGACACGGACGCACCGCAAATAAACGCACTGGTAGATGCGTACTTGGCTTCGGGGAAATATGAAGTCGTCCATGTTTTGAAAACGTTTGGGTACCCGCACCGCGTAATACGCAAGCTATAAAAAGTCTTCAAATGTAAAACAATAAACCCATTATTTATTGTTTTATTATGTCCGTGCTTCCCAAAGGGAGGTCGTTCCTTAGGTCATGCCTTAGAATCCCGGGTCGCCCGTGAACACATTGGCCGCCGCAGGAATCGCCGTTTTCTCCGTAATGGCATCAAAGAACCCACCCACAGGTTTGTTCAGCGTCATCACCGAAAACACCGCAATGCCACTGGAAATGGACACGACGGCAGCATCGCGCATCATCTCCTTCAACGGTTGGAGCTCCTTCTTGACATATTTCATATCAATTGTCTTTACAACAATGTAGAAAATGGTAGTGACCAACACAATAGATACGATAGATTCCATTATAAATCAGCAAGCGGAATCTTTTCCCTCGTTTTTACGCAAACTCCGCGAAATCCAATTGGATGGGGGTGTCGGCAAATCCCCCTCCGCCTAAATCCGCCGCGCCTAAATCCAGAACCACATCGTCGCCCACCTTAATCAGGTCTTCGTCATCATCCTCCTCATCGACCTTCCGTTTTTCATACCGCATTCTACTGATATCTTCCAAGCGCGAGTCGGTCTTGGGTGCGTTGATTTCCTCTATGCGTCCATCCTCGGTGAGTGCCTGGTCAATGTCGTTGAACGAGAGTTTATTGATGACGGGCTTGTCATCAATGTTGGTGATGGACGGCACGGTGCTGGGTGGGGCTTCAGGTTCTTTGATGTTATCCTCTAGTCCAGGTTCTGATGCCGCTCCTGCTTCTACTTGAGCAGGAGAGACCGGTTCCTCAGCAATCGCCACCTCCTCCTCTTCCTGTTCAACCGATACGTCTAAATAAGCACGCACAATGGCCTCCGTGGGGATACTTTCGCGAATCGTCCGCAAAACACACTCCTCCACGATGACTTCAAACTCGCGCTGGTTGCGCTGCTGTATCAACGGCGCGGCATATTTATCAAACAAATATGCGTTGCGATACACCTTGCTCGCCGTGTTGATATAGACCTTGTGTATAAAGTCGTTCAGCTTCGGTATAGAAATGTCAATCTTTTTCTGTCGCGTGCCAACGCGAACGCAAGTAAGCACTTTGAGTTGAATCACATGAACACACGTTATCAAATCTTCTAAATAATTACACCCCGACTTCTCAACGATGCGGCATTTCTCGGCCTCTATGATATTCGCATTCCATTTGGGAACCCGGCACAAGAAGTTCTGGAACGTCATCAAGTATTTCTCCACCTCGTTCGTGTCCAAACTCAGCTTCCACGACTCGTTGAAAATAGACCGCACACCTTCCATAATGAGAGGCGACAAGATACCCACCAAACGACTACACCATTCATTGCGCGATTCATTCAAGTTTGCCAATACAAAATCGTCCATTTATAAAAAGGAAATATTTTTTAAACACTTATTTGAACGAAGGTAGTGGAAGTCAAACAAATAGAGCATCAGCATTTTCTCGGAGCGGAACTCGCTCTTTATCTTGTTGTAACAGAATCGCAGGCGGACGATTTCACCTTTGGCTTCGCTTTCCTTCTCTAAATAATTCAGTACATCCATACAAGAAACCCCCTCTTCGTAGAGGCGGTCGGCGATTTCCATATATTCTTGATGCGTCTTACCTGGACCCACGATTCCTCCGATTTTATCAAACGTGGCACGCACCGAATCATCTACATTGCCATAAACCGACTGAATATGAATGCTGTGATAGCTCTGGTAAATCGGCTCGGCGCCGACAAAATGCGACACATTGTTATCGGGCACATAGATTTCGCAGAATCGCGACAAAATCGGTTTCAAAAGCTTATATTTATTTTCAACGACGATAAAGAACCGCGTATTATGACTAAACAACTCAATGCACCGACGCAACGCGGACTGGGCATCAATGGTTAATTCGTCTGCATTATAGAGGACGATGCTTTTGAACAAATTATTATCGTTACATTGGATATTGGATTTGGAAAACAGCTTGAGTTCGTCGCGGATGAACTTGATGCCCTTGCCGTGGGCGCAATTTACAAACATTACGTTGGTTTTTACGCGGGCACGGTCGCCGTGATAAATCCGGTAAATGAACTCACCCACGATGGTTCGTTTCCCCGACCCCGACGACCCGTGGAAAATGATATTGGGGATGCGTTTTGAGGCAATGAAATAGTCCAGTTTCTCCTTGACATTTGTCATATCTAGGAGATTCAGCGCGGGTCCTTTTATTTTGTTTTATCGCGAATAAAGATTATTCTAACAATCGCACGGTCCCCATTTGTTTGGTGAAAACATACCTCTCATGATACATCGTTCTCCGCCGCAAATTACAGTTCAGGCACGCGATTTCCACATTATCGGTGTTGTGTCCGTGTTTGTTGTCTATGCGTTCAAGGGTCCATTGCGCACTGTCGCGGGAATATTCGTAGAAGAGGAGCGCCTGTTTTTTACAATAGAAACACGCCATTTTGCGCGAGTTCATTAGGGCGATGACGTCGTCAAAACGCACAAACTTGGATTCGTCGTATATCCCTTTCTTTACATCCTGGCATTTGTATCCGGAAATCTTAGCACCTACTTGGCGGCGCAACTCTTCGCCGATGGATCCAAGGCCCGTAAGGCCTTCAAGAGTCGCAAGTTGCTGCTCCCTCTCCAAATACTTCGCGTCAAACTTCCATTCCTCCATTTTTTTGCGAATCGTTTTCTCTTTTGGCTCAATGGTCTTTGTTTTCGTGATTACAGATAAATCTATCACAAGGGTTGTCGGCGTAGTCATTAATGTAATGAAACAAAACAATATAAACATTTAAACATAATAATATAAAGAAAGACCACCTAAATTATGTTTAACGAAACCGAAACCATCAATGATGTATTTAAATCCACACCAACAGATGCGCCACCTCCTGCGGTCCAACAACCCGACGCCAAGATCATGAGTAAATACAAGAACTATATGATTTCCGCCTCTGCGCTGGAAGCGGAGAAGGCCAACAGTTCGCTAAATCACATTGACGCGTTGTTGGAGCAAGAAAAGAAGACGTTCAACAATGAGCCGTGGAACAAGCTGGACAAGCGACTCAAAATCCAGAAGCTCCACGCATATGCCGAAAAATATGGCCGCGAAAATGCGTTTTCCACAAAAGATGTCAAAGGGCTCAAGCTGTTTTTCAGCGAATGTTTGATGAAAGACAAGATGGCCAAAGTGCGCGATGTTGAATATGACAAGGTGACCGGCATCATATCCGCCATACCTGGACTCTTCTTCAACCCATCTAGTCGCGTTTTCACACTGCGCAACCTGGACAAAAAGGTTAGCACACTGAAGTCACTCACGCCGAAGAAAGTGGAAACTACCGAATCCGTCTAAAAAATTGATTCCCACTATGTTTTTGTATTGAAACCAATACAAAAACAAACCTAAATATATAAGATATGACGCCCAACTTAACCGAATATGACCAACTAGAATTGGAGACAGAAGTCTGCCTTTTCGTGGGGGAATATTTAGAAACGAACGCCATCAAACAACATGACCCTACATTTTATGATACGTTGGTCAATTACGCGACCGACGAATATTTCGCCATCTGTTCAACCCTTGAAGCATATGATAGTCTGGATGAATACGATGAAGAATATACCAAATTTCGTACAACCGTCGCAAAACACGTGCGCGAATATATGAAGATGATGGGTGTCCCACGCCGCGAATATTTACATCCGCGACCGCACCATTATGCGAGTCATTCCGATGCCGCCGAAAAAATCGCCGCATGTAGGGCCGCCTACCAGCCCGCCCAGCGCACCCCCGAATGGTATACCTTCCGCAACAATCTCGTAACCGCCAGTAACATTTGGAAACTGTTCAGTTCCGCCGCCAATTACAACAGCCTCGTGTGCGAGAAATGCCGGCCTCTGCCTTCAGCGGCAGATCCAAACATCCAAATTGTGGAAACCTCAACCCACGTCAATGTGGATTCACCGCTTCATTGGGGAGTCAAGTACGAGCCACTTTCGGTCGCCATCTACGAGCATCGTAACAAGTGTGTCGTGGGGCAATTTGGATGTATCCAGCATCCACGTGTCGCCTGTCTCGGTGCGTCTCCCGACGGCATCGTGGTATCCCCCACCGACTCGCCCGAATACGGTATGATGTTGGAAATCAAAAACATCGTGAATCGCGAAATCACGGGCATACCCTCCATGGCATATTGGGTCCAGATGCAGGTCCAAATGGAAGTGTGCGACCTGGAAAACTGCCATTTCATAGAGACGCAGTTTCGCGAACATGCCGAGGCGGTAACAACAGCAGACGACGACGCAGAGACCAAGTTTTACGCGAGCATACCCAAATATTTGTATAATGGGGTCATCCTCTATTTTGTCAAACGTGATTTCGTAGATAATTCGCCCAAATATATGTATCTGCCGCTTGATACGCCATTAGAAAAGCCGGCGATTGAAGAGTGGATTGCCGAGAAGAAGCGCGAGCTCGGTGGGACGCATGTGCTGTATCGTCGCATTTACTGGTATTGCGAAACATTTTCGTGTATTCTGGTGAAACGCAACCGCGACTGGTTTGCTGCGGCGGAGCCGCTCATCCGCGACTTTTGGAGCGTAGTTTTAAAAGAGCGCGCCACGGGCCACGAGCACAGGTTGCCGAAGAAGCGCGCACCAAAAACACCAACAAGTGGCGGATGCGTTATCCAACTATTGGACATATAATAGTATATTATTTTGTAAAACAATTTAGAACTCCGACGCGTAAATATATATTCCAAACAATGTCAAGTGATGAAATGTATGTGACCAAACGCAGCGGTGCCACCGAAATCGTGTCGTTTGATAAGATTCTCCACCGCATCAAGACCATCGGCACCGAGGCGGGGGTCAAAATCAACTATACTTCTCTCGCGATGAAAATCATTGACCAGCTTTATGACAAGATTTCCACCACCAAGATTGACGATCTCACGGCCGAGCAATGCGCGGCGATGTCATCCACCCATTATGATTACGGCACCATCGCATCTCACATTGTGGTTTCAAATCACCACAAGAGCACCGCCGCGGACTTTCGCGAAGTGGTGCGGACCCTTTTTCACGCTATAGACAAGAATGGCAACGTGTCACCTCTATTATCAAGGGAGATATATGATGTTACTGAAGAGCATGCCGACGCCATCAATGCCGCGATTGACTTCCGCCGCGACTATCTCATTGACTATTTCGGGTTCCGCACCCTGGAGAAATCCTACTTGATGCGTTCCAATGGGGTCATCATAGAGCGACCCCAGCATATGTGGATGCGTGTTGCCATTGGTATCCACGGCGCCGACATTGACGCGGTCATTGAGACCTACCACCTTATGTCGCAGAAATACTTCACCCACGCCACGCCGACGCTTTTCAATGCGGGCACTCCGCGACCCCAACTCAGTTCGTGTTTTTTAATCGCAATGGAGGAGGACAGTATCGGCGGGATTTACAACACGCTGAAAGACTGTGCGCTCATTAGTAAATGGGCGGGCGGAATCGGGATGCACATCCACAATGTGCGCGCGACGGGCAGCCAGATTCGCGGCACCAATGGCAATAGCAACGGTATTGTGCCGATGTTGCGTGTGTTCAATAACACTGCGAAATATGTTGACCAAGGAGGCGGCCGCAGAAATGGCTCGTTCGCAATCTATTTGGAGCCCTGGCACGCGGACATTGAGATGTTTTTAGAAATGCGCAAAAATCACGGCGACGAGGAACTGAAAGCGCGCGACCTCTTTTACGCGCTTTGGGTACCCGACCTCTTTATGGAGCGCGTCAAGGCCGACGGAACCTGGACTCTCATGTGCCCCAACGAATGCCCTGGGCTCGCCGACGTCTATGGCCAAGCATTCGCCGAGCTTTACACCAAGTATGAAAAGGCGGGCAAGGGGCGGGCAACCGTCAAGGCCCGCGAGCTCTGGTTCAAGGTGTTGGACGCCCAAATGGAGACGGGAACGCCGTATATTTGCTATAAAGACGCCGCCAACCGCAAATCCAACCAACAGAATGTAGGGACGATTAAGAGCTCCAATCTTTGTGTTGCACCAGAAACCATTATATTGACAGACAAAGGTCATATCGAAATCCAGTCATTGGAAAACAAAAAGGTGAATGTATGGAACGGCGAAGAATATAGTGAAGTTGAAGTAAAAAAAACAGGCGAGAATCAAAAATTAATAGAGGTTCATACCGATGATGAATCCATATTAACTTGTACACCTTATCATAAGTTTTATGTACAAACACAATATTCAAGGTCAAAAATCATTCAAACGGAAGCACAAAATCTCAAACCAGGTGACAAAATCATTAAGTGTAAATATCCCATTATTGATGGAACAAACACGATGTTGTACCCTTATACACACGGATTTTTTTGCGGGGATGGTACATATAGTAAAACAACTGGTCACGACCCAGTAAAATGCGAGTTCAAAACGATTGCCGGTCATTCTTTTTGTAAGCGTCATTTACTTTATGAAAATGAAAATACAAAAACGAAAACCTACGAAGACAATGTCTATTGTAACGGAATCAGTTACGAAAAAAAACCCAAAATATTTTTGTACGGAGAGAAGAAAGAATTATTAGAACATATGACGTATAGAACTGTAAGTGAAAATAGTGGCCGACTATCACTAGAATTGCCGATGGATATAGAAGAAAAGTTTTATGTACCATTGAATCACACATTAAAAGACAAAATGGACTGGTTTTCTGGTTATTGTGATGCGGATGGTTCAATTGCGAATAATGGAACAAATCAACAACTCCAAATTTGTTCAGTTAATAAAGATTTCTTATTAAAAGTAAGATTGATGCTTCAGACGTGCGGGGTTAATCCAAAGGTTAGAAAAAATAAAGAAATAGGTACCAGTCTTTTACCAGATGGCAGGGGCGGACAAAGATTATTTGATACACAAGAACTCTATCGGTTATTAATTACATCTACTGATTTGCGTATATTGGTAAAAGCTGGATTTACACCCAAACGTTTAATTATTAATACTGAAAATATTATACAACGTTCGGCTTCTCAATTTATAAAAATTAAAGAAATCGTTGACAACAACCGAATTGATGATACCTTTTGTTTTACAGAACCAAAGCGTCATATGGGGGTTTTCAATGGAATAATAACGGGTCAATGCAGTGAAATCATGGAGTACTCCGATGAAAACGAGACCGCGGTATGTAATCTGGCGAGCATCGCACTCCCGACCTTCGTAGAAAACGGCGCGTTCAATTATGACAAGCTCGCCGACGTGGCTGGTGTCATAACACGCAATCTGAACCGTGTGATTGATATCAACTACTACCCCACGGAGAAGACCCGCGTCAGCAATATGCGCCACCGACCCGTTGGCATCGGCGTCCAAGGATTGGCCGATGTATTCCTCATGATGAACGTCGCATACCACAGCGACGAAGCCCGCGAACTGAATCGCCTGATTTTTGAGACGATTTACTATGGCGCCGTGAAGGCCAGTGCGGACTTGGCGGTCCAACTCGGCCCCTATCCATCCTTCGCCGGTTCCCCCGCTTCCAAGGGCCAGCTCCAATTTGATTTGTGGAATGTGGCGCCGACCCCGGACCGCTATGACTGGGACGCAATCAAATCCCAGATTCAAGCAACTGGAATGCGAAATTCGCTGCTTCTGGCCCCGATGCCCACGGCATCCACCTCGCAGATCCTCGGGTTCAATGAGTGTTTTGAGCCATTCACGAGCAATATTTATAGCAGACGCACGATGGCGGGGGAGTTCATCCTCACCAACAAGTATTTGATGCGCGAACTCATTGCGCTGGGTCTGTGGAATACGGAGCTCAAAAACAACATCATCGCGAACCAAGGCAGCATCCAGCACATAGAGAATCTGCCTGAAGATATGAAACAGCGGTACAAGACGGTTTGGGAAATACCAATGCGTCATGTGATAGATATGGCGGCAGAACGCGGGGCATTCATTTGCCAGAGCCAGAGCCTGAATCTGTGGATTGAGGACCCCACGTACAATTCGCTCACGTCCATGCACTTCTATAGTTGGTCCAAAGGGTTGAAAACGGGCATCTATTATTTGCGCAGGAGAGGGAAACACCGGGCCCAACAATTCACCATTGAGCCGAAGAATGGGGGTGAGTGCGAGTTGTGCTCTGCGTAAGTATAGAAGAGCGACTGGCATAATACAATAAATAATAATTTAAACATACTTTAATTATTATATAAAATGGTTTATATATATGCTTTGAAATTGGAGCAAAATAAATATTATATTGGAAAAACAAACACACCCAAGTTTCGCATAGAGGACCATTTTACATCAAACGGATCTGAGTGGACCAAAATGTACAAGCCTCTTAGTATATTGGAAATAAAACCAAATTGCGATGACTATGATGAAGATAAAATTACAAGACAATATATGGATAAATATGGGATTGATAATGTCCGGGGTGGTTCATTTGTATCAATCATCTTAAATAAAACAACCATTGATATTTTACAACAAATGAGTAATGGAACAAATAATAAATGTTTTACTTGTGGCGGGAATGGACATTTTTCAAAAGACTGTATAAAAATAAAAGACTGTGTAAAAATCCCATTTGGCTTACAAACAAAAGTACCTTACAGAAAAATACAAATTAACAATAAAATTGAAGATGATATAGATGAATATATATTTGACTATTATGACAGTGATGATTTTGAAGAAATAGAATACGAACAACCCCAGCCTAAGACCTATGTACAACCAAGAAACAATGTTTATATACCACACCCCAAGTCTAAAGTCTATGTACAACAACCCAGAAACAATGTTTATATATCACAACCCAAGCCTAAAGTCTATGTACAACAACCCAAGACGGCAAATACTGGAAAAAACAAATGTTTTCGGTGTGGCAGAACAGGACATTATTCACCGACTTGTTATGCGACAACCAATATTCATGGTAAATACTTATAATAGAACGGGTTACCGAATATTACTACCAATATAATAACCCACCATATTTACACCAATATCTAGCAATGAGTTTTTATCGGTTTCATTCCAATATCGCTCAGGTACTGGCCAATAAGTTTTTACAAGGCGATACAAGTTTTTCTCATAAACAACAAACCGTTCAAACAATTCCCACAATATTCCTAAAAAGAACGCCAAATAATAATGATTGGGATACAAATATCCGATAAAAACCCACAATAGAATATGGTTGAGTGTAAATAAATCCACTGTTTTTACACCTTTTCCAGTACCACCACTATCACTTGTAGAGGTTGTACCAGCACCTATAATTGAATCAAACTTGAGCATTATAGGATTAAAAAGATGTAATTTGGCTATCATTGACAACTATATACATAATAAAACATCTCTATGCCAAGCGAACGCTTTATATAAGCACTTATAAGCATTTTATAAACAATATATGTGCGATAAACAATATATGTACCGCACACATATTGTTTGTGTGAGCGAATTCATAATGGAATAAACCAATTATTTGGTTACCCTCTCACCCACATTAATCTTTTTCATACAAAATACATTTAGACACAAGGCTCCTCAAATATGTATTAAACGCGGATGCCTACAGACTCGGACCTCTTCGCCCCACCGAAACCTACCCTCACCTACGTCTCTTGTTTCGTGAATATCAACTGTAAAGAGCCCCACAAAACCCACCAATGGCGAATGAACAACTTCGCCGAAATCGCCAAAACGGGTGTTCCCATCATCCTCTATGTGGATGCCGAAATCCGTACCGCGTATGCCGCTACGTGGCCCACATATCCCAACGTCTTGTTGCGCGACGTGGATTACACCACCTCCTGGACATACACCATTTGCGCAAAATACCAGACCCGTCTTCCCGCCGTGCGCAACGAAGTCAAGGATTCATTCCTGTTTCTTTGTCTGATGAATATGAAAATAGAGTTCGTGGTGAATGCCATCAATGAGAACCCATTCAACACGACCCATTTCGCGTGGTTGGACTTCAATCTCGCCCATATCTTCAAAAACAAGGCCGCCACGAGCCATTATATGAAAACGATGGCATCATTCCCGTGGCAGCCGCGATTTATTGCCAACCCCGGATGCTGGGAAAAGGGTCAAGGCATAGACAACGTCGTGGATGTCATCAACTGGCGATTCTGCGGCGGATTCATGGTCGGCGACAGCAAATCATTCACCGACCTGTTTGACCTCTACCTAGAACATTTTGGCCAATTTATGCTCAAATACCGCACCATCACGTGGGAGGTCAATTTCTGGGCGTGGTTGGAAAACAACACAGATTGGTGCATCACATGGTACAAGGCCGACCACGACGACTCCATTGTTCGCGTTCCCTCTTACCTGTTTTCGCGATGTTTGACCAACCCGGTCACGCACTATGCGCTGCCCGAAAAACCCGGCTTCTACCCCTCATCCACGGCGTATATCAAAACCCACGAGGGAGAACACGTCATCAATGTCCGCTATGTGAATTACCGTCTGGACGATTGCGGGAGATACATCATCAGCCATCCTCAAGGTCATTTGGAAACCGTGAATCTGCGCGCCTATCTGACATCCGATTTACAACACTTGGCGGGAGAGCCCGAGTTTATGTGGGAGGGGATGCTCGGGCTGCCGATTTATGACCGCTCCATTATGGGACTGGAAGACGTCCGCTTGTTCTATGACACCCAGAACACACTGAAATATGTCGCCACGAATCGGTCGCATTCGGTGTCCAATAAAATCCGCATCATCATGGGCGACTATTCGGCCTCTATGGCGATGTTTGAATCGGGTAAAATCCTAGAACCCCCAACGGATACTTGGTGCGAGAAGAACTGGATACCGATACCGTCCAAGACCACGAATCAGCGATTTATTTACAAGTGGGCACCCTTTGAAATCGGCCAACTGGACGACCGTGGCCAATTGAAAATCGTGATGTCCGTCCCGAATGAACATGCGCTGTTCCAGAAGACGCGCGGTTCCACTCCCCCAGTTTGGAGCGAGAAACATGGATGTTATTTGTGCGTGGTTCATTACTGCGAACACTTACACGGAGCGAAGACGCTGGCATATTACAACGTCTTGGTAAAATTGAGAGCCACGGATTTCTTGCCGATAGAATGGTCGGACGTGTTTCATTTCACAAAAGTGGGAATCCAGTATTGTATTGGATTTACAATAATGGACGACGGGAAAATGGCGTTTTGGTTCTCGGAACATGATGGGAATCCGGGACTAATAACCCTGCCTTAATAGATTCAGTGTTTCTTTTAGAACATTTTTATTATTGACACTATCTATGTTTAAATTGTCGTCATCCTCCGATCTAAATATTTGAGGAATAACACCATCATAAATGTTTGCCCCGTGTTTATAACAGTTTTTGAGAAGATTTTCAAACTGTATGTAAGTAATACGATCCTGTTGTAAATTTCCTATACGAGCGCGAATCTCTATTATAGCTTGATTAGCTACCGCATTCGCTGGAACCGCTGCCGCATTCGCAGGAACCGCCGCCGCATTCGCAGGAACCGCTGCCGCATTCGCAGGAACAACAGCTACCCGATTGCCTGGAACTGGACCTCGGTTGCCTTGACCAAGCCGATTGCGAGCTACTGGATTTTGTGGCCCTGGAAGATTCAGATTAGGAATAGGAATACCCCGATTATTATTACGACCAACATTTGGACCAACTACTGGATTTTGCCCATTATTTATTGGATTCGCAATCTGCTGCGGCGGTCGCACATATTTTGCCAACCCCAGGTATATATTTTCTTTATATTGATTACTCGCATCATTATTAGCAAGTCTTCGTACCTCATTGTTATTTATAACACCCAGTGCCATAAAATCCGCTATACGGTGTTCTATAAAATCACGAATTATACTTTTTATTTTTTTTATAAAGTTCATCATTTTTATTATATATTTTAAATTATCATAATAACACGTTACGATATAGTCTACTATATTAGCTTGATTAGATGTACTAATTGGTTGAAGCGTTGCGTTATCCAATTCGTCAACACCAATCGTATTGATTTTATTGGAAAAAGAGTTAATAGTCGTGTCTTTCATAATATCTTTAAAAATATGATTATCATTAGTTAATTTAATAATTTTTTCTTTAAATCCAGGTAATTCACTATAAAATGTATTAACCCGCGCATCTTGATTCGGATTTATATTTTTACTATTATAAAAAGTATCTTTAAAAATTAATTTAATATTAATATTGAATCTATCATATAGACTTTTTTGATTATTTTTAATTAATTTTATACAATTATTGAACCTCGTAATAATTTTATCTTTTATTTTTTTTATATTATGTATAACATTGGGTTGTGGCAGGTTTTTCCATTTTTCAAAAAAAACAACATACTTGCATAATAAAATAAAGTATTTAAGCTTCTGAACTTCACGAGTAAAATCTATATTATTTCCATTGTTCTGATCATTCGGGGGAAGTATACCAAATATATTATTACCAAAATCACGACGGTCTATAGTAGTATTGAAATTGTTTAGCATGTCTAAATTAATGTTAATAGAATTTGTAAAAACTTGAACTCTATCTCTAAAAAGTCTTGTTATTTGGTCCACGGTTGGTTCACGAAAATTGTTTACATGATTGATACTGTAATCATGATTTATATATTCAATAATGCCTCCATCACCTATTAAATTGCCATCCTCACTAACCCCCCCGATTAACGTTGCATCGTAATAAGCATGGCCTTCTCCATACATTATGTCATCAGTGCTGTTCCATAAAAATAGCTCTCTCGTAAAAACAGAAATATTGCCAAATCTACCTAGTACGGTTCTAATGCCATTTATTTCATTTATTATTTTATTTATTTTACCAATAACTCCTATCTGAGCAATTTCATTCTCTTGTAATATTAAAATATTGAAATGATTTATAAAATAATCATATGAGCTCTCTCTATTTGAACTAATAATTGCTGCGATTATGGCTGTAAGAATCGCATCATTGGTATTTTCTTTTGGTTGATTGGCGACAATTGCGGCAATATTTTGTTCTTTTGGCTGATTGGCAATAATTGCGGCAATAATGTTTTCTCTTTCCCTACGCTCAGCATCCCTACGCTCAGCTTCTAGTCGGTCCGCTTTTGCGCGTTCCTGCTCTTCAACAACATTCGCTGAAATAATTGCGGCAATAATGTTTTCTCTTTCCCTACGCTGTGCTTCCTGTTCCGCTTGTAGTCGCTCAGCTTGTAGTCGTTCCGCTTGTAGTCGTTCCGCTTGTAGTCGCTCCGCTTTTGCCCGTTCCTGTTCTCCAACAATATTCGCTGAAATAATTGCGACAATGATGTTTTCTCTTTGCCTACGCTCGGCTTCTTCCCGTTCCGCGGCTTCCTGTTCCGCTTGTAGTCGTGCTGCTTCCCTACGTTCGTCTTCCCGTTCCTGTTCTTCAACAATAATCGCCGCAAGAATCGCATGTTGTATATCTCTGGTTAATTCATCAATGCGTTCAGCTTGCGTCATAAAAAACCATCTTGCGTTAATATTCTTATAAAAAGTTATTTTATTATGGTCATCGGCGTTAGCAACATATTTTCCAACCAACAAAAATGGAATGCCATATCCGGATGATATTCGATCATTATATTTTAAAACCATAATGTTTTTAAACTCATGGTGCCAAGGACTCCCATGGATTAACGTGTTATCATTCACAAAATCATCCATATTTTTTAAACCAATGTTTTTACGCATATTAAAAATCGCATTTTTTTTGTTATCAGTTATAGCAACAGCATCATTCGGATTAATCGCAAAATTAACTTTTAACCTTTGAATATAATCTGGTGTCAAAAAATTGGGTCCAATTTTATAACTATCCGGGTTTCTGATTATATTTATGAAATTAAAAAAAAATTGCGGCTGCGTTTGATAATCATTCGTATTATGTTGTTCTTTAAGAACCCACCAACCCGTATCTGGTTTATACATAATGACCGTAAGAAAAAATACACCATTATTGGGATTTTTTATATTAATGATTCGTTCATTGATATCATGTTCCGGCAAATCAGTTATATTTCTTGTATCACTAAAATTAAAATGATTATTATTTAATTCCAATTTGATATCGTTAATATAAGGTGCTTGGTCCGCAACAATTTTTGTAAATCCACTCGCCATAATGGTATAATATATACGTATAACATTATGAAATGAATATAACTCAGTGTCGTTTACTTGAACTGCGGTCGCTGTCCGCGATGTACCACTAACGGGTCGGGCATATAAGTAGCCTGCGAATCAAACATATTGATAGACCGCAGATTCTTGAAATCCGGTTCAATAGGTGCTTCCCGAAACACCATATTTCCGGTGCCGTGGCCTCTCAACAACGACTCAATATCACACGCGTTATTTGCTAAATCAAAACACGACATTGATGCGCCGACGAGCCCATTTCCAGGCAACATTGTCTTGGTTGCGCGGCCGAAATAATTGTCTGGGTTGCTGTAGTAATCATAGAATCGCGCGTTAAAAGTTTGTTCCATCTCATAATCGCCACGGCTGGTCTTCTTGCGCGTATTGGATTCTGTAATGTGAGTTACTTTCTTTTCTTTTTGTTTTTGTTCAGCCATCGTGCGAAAATATACACATTCACGAGAAAAGTTTGGCGTATAATGCGGCGTAAGCGGTGTGCTTATCACTAAATCGGTCGGGGTCCTCCATGTATGCGCAGAACATTGGGTGGAAAAGGGGGAGATTGTCGTAGGCGAGAAGGATACAGAGGCCCGTTTGTGCGTCCTCGGACAACATAAACCCCGCGGCTTTCAAATAGAGATGTTGGAATAGAGGATGGTCCCGGGTTTTGAAATAAATCCAGTCAAGGGCAACCGTGAGGGCGGCATCGTCACAGTCTTGTTCGTCTTGGGTCAAAGAATCTAGGTCCGACGAAACCGGTTTGGATTCCATTTTCAAAAGGGTTCTTAAAACTTGGCGATAACTTGTGTCGTCATCGTACTCGATGGTTGTTATAGAGAAATCGTAAGGTTCGGTTGTCATTGCTAAATAAATAGAACAGTGAGTTCTATTTATGTGGTGTATAAATGTTTTGTTTGAGTATTCACTCTTTTAAGTGAATACGGAACCCAGAGTGAATACGGAACCCAGAGTGAATACGGAACCTAGAGTGAATACGGAACCTAGAGTGAATACGGAACCTAGAGTGAATACGGAACCTAGAGTGAATACGGAACCCAGAGTGAATACTATTTACTGGTTGTTGTTATGGTTTCTTTGGTTTCTCCTCTTCTTACTCTGGCGTCTTCTACGAGACCCGCCAAATACTCTTTTATTAATAACAATTTCTTTGGTTAATTCAGTAACTGGTATATTAGTAACTATTGCGCGATTTTCTCTGTCGCCGGCGTTAGCTGCCGCAATAATAAGCCCAGCAGATATTAATCTCTCAGCCACAGTATTACCAGCACATAAACCAAAGATTACATGACAAGTTTCACCAGCACCACCAGCATTTTGAACTGCTCCTACAACACCAATATGCATTGAACCTGCCTGGTAAAACGCACGATTATCAGTACCAGTCCAAGTAGCAGGTGTTGCTAGATTAACACCCGCAGTAACTAAATCAGCATTTGCTACCGCTGCTGTTGCAACACGCCATAATACTATCTCACCTACAGGTATTGTTGCTGCCATTTATTATACATTTACCCCCGAAAAAAACGCTTAGTATCCGCTGCCACTGGGCAAATGGGTGGCCTTCGTCGCCGATCGCGTGGCCGATCCTCCTCTCGTCCATCCATCCAACGCCGCCTCTTGTACTAAATACTTCGGGTTCGTAATGGTCTCCTTAATACTATCCAAGAGAGGGTACATCTGGTTATTCATAAACGACTGCTCAGTCACGGTAGAAACACTCTTCTTATTACTGACCAAATCCCCCTGTTTCAGCTGGGATTCCAACGCGGTGTCGCAAGAACCTCTGCCTAAATAAGGCACGGCCACAAAGGGGCGGGTCTGTAGCGACAGCTTTTCTAGCGACCTGGCATTCTCCTTCAGGATACTGAACTTGCTATCTACATCTACTGTAGAGGCCGTCGCGCCAGAAATAGCACCAGAATTGAACATAAACCCGGGCTGTGCCGTGGCGAAACTGACGTGGTCGTCGCTCCTGGATTCGCTAAAATAGTTGCTCATCATATAATTGTTGAACTTTGTGTTCATCATGGTTTGCTGGGATTTATCGGTGCCATCATTGCGGATCCTCTCATTACTTTGGAAAACATACGAGTGTAAAGATGCCATAATGTGCTATATATACCGGCAACAAAAAATCACACAGTACCAAAGGTATGGCACGACTCTATTCGTGTATCCGAAGGAGCCACGTTAATAGTTATTGTACCTAGCAACCCCCTTAGCACAAGCGAAAGCATTGCCCTCTTTACAAGACACCATCCCACCATAACAGAACTCCGAAAACGACTGTTGGTCATTCGGTATGGTGGTGCTCGCGGTAGAATGAAAAGGCCGCAACGACTGCTCAAACACGTATTCATCGCCTAAATCTTTGAACAACTTCTCGGTAATATCGGGCTGGTCGGGATTGGCATTGCGCACAAATTGCTTCGCTTGTTCCACGATGTCTGCCGCGACATTGGAGTTACCACTGGGCGGCGCGGGTTTGCGCTTGGGATTATAGAGGTAATCCGTCGGCAACACATTGCCGAAGGGGTTTCCAGCATCGGGTCGCTGAAACACCTCCGTGGGCGTCTCCACCTTGTAAAGCGCCTGCGCGGGCGTAGTGGCATCCAAGTTGCGTTCGCCGAACCCCTCCTTCTTCTGTTGAATCTCGTCTTTCTCGGCGCTCTTGTGCTTGAATAGCAAATACACGAAGAACAACGAGACGGCGCCTACCAACAAAATATGCGTGCTCTTGGTATAGAGGAACGTAACGAGTGTGAGTAAAACCACCGTCCTACTCACGGCATTCAGTTTCTGCTCAAACGACATATCCTCGGTGGGGAAGAGTTCAAACAAGGAATCTGAGTTCAATAGAACATTGGGGTTGTTGCTCCAAAAAGGCACCGCCGACGTGTTCGGTTCTTTTATACCACTACAACTGTCTGATCCGTTACACGTCGGTCCCTCTCCCGGTAATATTTTTATTTCTAAACTATCTTCGCCGTCTTTGAATGGTGTTTCCTGTAATGTGCTCATTATATATACCGTCGATAAACGATTATTTTTATAAGCGCACCGCTTATGTCGCTTATATATAGGTTGATGCGCCAGATAAGTCGGCGCTCTCTTATATATAGGTTGATGCGCCAGATAAGTCGGCGCTCTCTTATATATAGGTTGATGCGCCAGATAAGTCGGCGCTCTCTTATATATAGGTTGATGCGCCTTTATGCGCTTCGTGAGACAACCGATGAAACACGCGCTGGCTGTCATCGTCATATTTACTGAGTCCGTCCTCTATTGCCAACATCGGATAAACAATGGCACGGCGCCCCTCTTTGGTAATGGACCAATCCGCGCTAAATTGCGTATGTTCCGCCGGATTCGCCAAAAACCGGTCGGCATAATCGCCGCCGTATAATAATAATACTCGGGCAGCCTGTTCTCTAGACAGCATATACATCTGCGTCCCCCAGATGTCCCCATACCCATAGTACCGATATTGGGTCGCGTCCGCCGTTTCCACATCCACATAACAGCTTTGTCCAACAAGACCATCGGTACCCGTCATCGGATACGTCAATAAATATCCCAGTAACAGCGTGTCTAGACCGAGCGATACAAAATCGGCGACCACGTGTTCAAGGCGCCCTCTAAAATCCGCATCAATCAAAATGTCGTCTTCGCAGAACACGGCGCACCCTACTTCGGGTCCCGTTTCTTCTAAATATGCGCGAATCATATCCAGGTGCCCCATCATACACGACCAGCATTTCTCGGTATGCGCACAGAGGCCGCGGCCGGCGATACGGGGGTCTGTAACCGGAACCCCGGCGAACATCGTCACGTGCGCACCTACGGTGCGCCATTTCTCCATCATCGCCTGTCGCCTCTCTTCATTGGCATAATTAAGACAGTAAATCACACACTCCGTCGTCATAGTAATAATAATGTGTATTATTATGATGTAGTATTAATATGGTTTCACACACAATAAGTTATTGATGGACGGCCAAGTCAAAGATACTGTAATTCATCGCATACGCCGCCACAATAGACACAATAGTGGAAATGTGATAGAGCTCGTGAAACCCAAATACGCTTTGGTCAAACGGCGAATATTCATTGACGAACCCAAGCACGCCCAATATTTGCGCGATGCCCGACGTCCAAAACGCATACCACTCAAACCCAGTAAGCAATTGGTAATAGTGGTAAAACGTCGGCACTTGGGAGAATGGCACCGACATCATCCGGAAAAGGGATGGCGGTCCGTACATCGTCCCATACAAGTTCCACGCCGTCAATCCAGTGATAATCGCGCAAAATGGCCATCCAAGCCATCGCGGCAACACCAGCAGCAAAACGGGGTAAAAAATGCTCATCGTGAATACAATAAGCATCAAGTGGTCTAGGCGATTGATGGCGATTTCTTGCGGCACCGTCCATTCTACAATATGGTAGAGGGCGGATACGAGGACCGTAAGGAACCCTGTCAAAACGCAAAACATTGCTAAATAAAATACGGCAGGTTCAGCCTCTCGCGTGAGCTGATAAAAACGCCAGAACAAAAGCGGAAACATAAACACGGCGGCCAAATGGAAGAACCCGCGACACATCGGTTTGGGAGCTCCTTCACAATAGAGGAGGCAATTGTTGAACATACGTCCATCTTTGTTTGGCGGTTCGGTGTCATAGACAACATTTTTTGAAATATACCCTGGCTCAATGTCCCTAAACCACGACTCCATACATAAAATACATGGAGTCGGATAATTTCTGAAAATGTCGCAATAAGAATGGGACCCTTATCGGTGGTATTTACCCGCCCGCGCGAATGAATCCACCACGAAAATCACGAAAACGCCTAAAAACGAGTACAAGATGAGTTCCTCTGTAATATTGCTGGTCTTCTCCATCTGGATGTCTTCCAGAATGTTGGTGATGCGATTGAGTTTCTGAATGATGGCGCCATTGGGTTCCGTTTCTGCCCCCTTGGGCGCATAGTAGGGTTTTCCTAAAATACCTCCCGCCTCATAACTCTTGGTATAATTGCTCAGGGAATCCAGGCTCAAATCGTTTGGTAAAGCGGCCGAGGAAGACGCTCGTCGCAATAAATCCGATTCAAATCCCTCCTTTGACGTCGGCATCAAATCCGCTAAATTATCCATAAACGACCGCGACTTGACCACCGGTTTGAAGTCGGCGAGCCCGCTGCCAGAATCAATGGGGTCGGCGGTAATCCGGTTGAGCATATCATTGACGGCAGTGCTTCGTTCATCATTGGCGGTCATTGTCATCTTCAGATGATCAGATATCTCATCTTGTTCTTCTAAATCCGCTAGTCCCGAGGCCTCTTCATCTTGCTGAGGCTGCGGTAATCGCTGTGTGCGTCGTTTGCCAATAGAGGGGGTTCTTTTTTGGGTACTACATCCTTTCCAAGGCGATGCGGTATTTAGTAATGACATCACTATCTATATTTTCAATAGTTATATATATAATGAACAAACCGAGAATGATAGATCCAAAAATAGTGATTGCGGGTCTAGAAAAATATTTCAAAGATGATTCCGTTGTAATGCAGTTCATACCGATAATACTAGTCTTGATATACGCGTCATATAAGCCGTGGTTTATAGATGCGAGCCACACCATTTTAGGGAAAGTCGTCGCAATAATGTTGATTCTTTACTATACCTCCATTGATTATGTGTATGGCACATTGTGTTGTGTTGTTATCATTGCTTTTTACCAGATGCATGAGAGGGAGGGCTTTGATGCCGAAGGCAGAGAAGACACGTCATTAGACGAAGGCATACCAAGTATGGAAGCCAAACCAGTAGGTGATACTAAACCAAAGGAAGGAGGTGTTATGCCTTCGATAAAGCCTTTAACCGTAAATGCCAACACGATTGACGCTTTCACTACCGCCCGCGACACATTTATCCAAGAGAAGTGTAAAAATGGCGTCCTAATGTACAAGGATTTTCCCGTAAAATCCGAGATGGCCGACCACGTGTTTCCCGAAATCCAATTCAACACCAAGTCGCGTTGTAATCCGTGCGATACCACGTGCGACTACAGTATTGTAGAGGCCAAAATTGACACAGAGACTGAACTCTGCCCGCGTTCATCCAATAACCTATTTGACCAGGTGAAAGACATATTCTACCCTAAGCGATGTGATAAGAAAGGCCCCGAGCCCACCAAGTCACCGATACCAAACAAATAACATTATTTCAAGGGTTTAAAATAACCCCATAGCATATATGTCAAAGTCAAAGAACCCCAAGTCCAATGGCTGGATGGGACTCATTCACGAGAGGTTGATGAACATCAACGACAGCAAAATATTCGCGGGTCTGATGATTATCACGCTCAACATCGCGTCCAAGTTCGCCACACTGAAACTCGGAAAAACCGCGGAGATGTATTTGAAATATACATTTAGCAAACAAATCCTGGTATTTGCGATAGCATGGATGGGAACCCGCGACATCTATATCGCGATGGGTCTCACACTCATTTTCATAATCATTTTTGACGTGTTTTTGAATGATGAGAGTCCATTCTGTATTTTGCCCCAGGATTTCAAAGAGTTTTATGATAATATTGACGCCGATGTTTCACTTGAGGAATATGTGAAAGCCCAAACAACGGTGGATAAATACATTGAGCAAAAGGAATCCGAACCGAAACCTAAGGACTCCAAACCAAACGAGCAAAAGAAGGTCGCAGACGTATCCGCAAAACCGTTTTACGCAAGATAATCACAGAGAAAAGTAATATTCTGGTATAACAAAATATTACTATAATATAATAGGATGGCGACGATTGATGGTTATGATTTGGACACATTAAACATTATGATGTACAACAATATTGACCCCAAAAAACCGATTGAACTGGACGCCAAGATGTTTTTGTTTGACAAGCCGATTAAGAGTGACAATGGCAAGATGTGGGTTTGTACCAATATACGATACAGTGAAGAAGTGTTGATGATAAAGACGCATTATGAATGTGTCCAGACATTCTTTGACCAGGCGCTGTTTTTAAAATACATCAAGGAGTCCTCTATCAAGAAACCGAACAATGATCCAAGTGATGTGCGCAAAATTGATGAAGATAAATGGGCGAATAGCGAAGCGGAGGGAAACAAAAATTGTAAATTGAAACATCTGTGTTTTATGAAAGAGAATATGCTCCTTGCACTAAAATATTGTTTTCCAGTTACTTTTCCAGTGGATAGTCCGCCATATTCATTTAGTAAAGGCCAACCGGATAGCATTACCGTTGGAAAGTTTATAAATAGTTGGTTTAACTCCGACAAATATGCCAATTTTACACACATGAAAATAGATAGCAAAGACGCAACCGTCATCAAATGTCAGTGGCTGGATACAATCAAGTTCCACCCAGTGTATCAAAAGGTGAATAAAGGAATTAAACAATATTTTGTGAATGTAAAAGGGCCGCTGATAAAGTTATTGGAGCAGGTGATAAAGTTGATGGAAAAAACTATAATTATAAAAGACACAAATATATCCAATGATTTTTATCAAACAACAATATCTGGTTTATTTTCAATATATATAAATGATTATTATTCAAATAAAAATACTACATTGAAAAATTATGCTACAAAAAAATTAAAACTTGAATACTCAGTTAGCCTTATAGAAGAAGAAGAAATAATTAATATAATTCGTAACGCCAACAATAATTTAGAAAGTTCTATAGATAATACAAAAATTAATAATTTATTTTCAATATTTTACTATTTATATTATTTATGCCACAAGGTTAATTTTAGTAATAATACTATTGAATCATTTAAATCTGATACTGGGTTTAATCAAATTGAAAAAATGACATTAGAAAATATTATTACAAAATATAACAAAGAATTAAAACAAAAATTAGACTTAATCTTATTATTATGTTCCGTTCATAGCAAAGAAGGCTACAACCAATTTGTACGAGACATTGGAATGGACCAGGTCACGCTACAAAAATACGATTTCCACAAACCCTATGTACAGTTATTTGAATCGCTGACAATGCCAAATCGCAAATCAACCAACGGCGATATCAACAATTTATTTGATTTGATTGGCTATGAAATACCCGGATTGTACAATATTTACGGAGAAGATGGTTTTTATGACGTTGTAAATAACAAGGACAAAGATACGTACATTGGTTTTGACAGAATTAATTTGAGTGCCGATAAAAAGAAAGCACCACATCTGGAAATCTATCTAGCAATGGAGTTTGCGGGTGGATTGGTGACTGACGCAAATAAGGGGGCAGTGGGGTGTTTGTTTGAAAACAACCGCCTCGGTAGAATGTTGGAAAAGATAATCAAGAAAGAAAAAGAGAGCGAAGACATTCTGGAAATGCGCGAATACATTGATTTGACGGCCCTGATTAAAAAGACCGAGAAAGACATCAAAATACAGGAGGCCAAAGAAGCGAAAGCAGCAAAAGATGCCCAAAAAACCGCATCACAGACGCAGTCATCTTTACCACAGACAACGGCGACTTCACAGCCAACGGCGACTTCACAGACAACGACAACCTCTCAGTCCAAAGATGACCTGCTACAAGTAGAAATAGACAAGTTGCCGGGTGTTTCGCAAGACATAAGAAAAAAAATTATGGAAAAAATAAACAAAGAAATCCCATCAGTTAAGGAATTGTCAGATACGATTACAAAATACAACAAAGATTTGAGTTTGAAGTCGGCGTATGACAAGATTTTAACAAAAGCGCAAAATGACATAGAAACGTTGATAAAAAATTCCACATACGATGTAGAAAAAAATCCGGATTTAGCCTACGATAAAAAAGAAAAGGCGCGATTAGATGTATTGGATTATACAAACATAAAAGACCTGATTGGTCAGCTTACTCAGCAAGCGTCTTTTGCGGAAAAAGTGAAAACAGGTGGGAGAACACGGCGACATCGGAAAAGGCGCAGGCAGAGGAAAACGCGAAGGCACTACACCCACTAATTCTTTAATAACTTGAAAGACAGCCCCACCTCCCCATTGACGTTTTCCCAGATTCCCGATATTTTCAAAATGGCTAAACTCTCCCCCCCACACGACTCCACAATGTCATATTTTGACAGAATAAAATCGGCCAGCTTATGTGTGAGTAAAACACCGGTTAAACCCCGATAGAAAATATACTCATTCATAATATTGTTCTCAACCAGCTTAAAAGTTTCATACACTTCACCCGACATAGCCATTTTTGCTCCAATAACCGTTATCGGCACGTCTATAAAAACACCATACATCACCATAAAATCATTACTATAGTTCATCTTGGTAAATAGCCCATCAAACAGCATATTTGGTTTGGTATCCAAAAAATGGATGCTAGACTTCACAAAATTGTCATGTTTTATTAAAATATTCATACCCCGGATGAATAAAATTAGGAAAAAAGGTTTATACTAGTTTGCTAAATAGTATAGACTATTGAAAAATTAATCATTTATATGTGCATTTAAGCAATTCTGAGGCCGCCAGCTAAGCCGGTGCCGATGGCAAGACCAGCACCCTGTCTGGAAGAAGCACCCATAGAAGGAATGAATGTGTCCAAAATGGCAAGGGTGGCAGCGGCAGTTAAGGCAATGACAACAACCTCCTCAACATTCAAAGAATGCTTAGGAATAACATAGGCGGCAAGGGCGACAATAATACCCTCAATAATGTATTTGATAGCACGTTTAACAAGCTCGTTGAAGTTCATTTTTATATAGTATTAAAATAGAAAAAAATATGATTAACCTCTAAAAATACTTAAACGGGTGACAGTTATTCTAAATATATTACTAAATGTCTGGCTTTCAAAAAAAAACATTAGATAATGGAAAAGAAAATCCTAAATACGTTGATTTATGCGAAGAGGACGCCACCATCCCATCCCAGAAGTTTGTTTGTATCTCGTTCATTTCCCCCGAGAAGATTTTGAAACAGCGTGAGCAATATGTTTTTGAGAAGTTTGTTCAACAATGGGAGTTCAGCAAATCTATTGAGAAGTTCGGCGATTTCCTAAACTTCCTCTCTTTCAAATACAAGATCAAGATGGATGACATCATGGTGGATATGAAGGAATATGTGGAGGAGGAGAAGAAGAAGCTAAAGTCGTATTCCATCACCGACGACTTCAACAATTTCATGGACAAGAATGAGGACCGAATTACCAATGAGTTTAATGCTAAACACGAGTTCCACACATCAGTGCGTGGAATCAAGGTGCGTGGCTCGTATTCCAGTCAGGCGGAGGCGGAGTTGCGCGCCAAGAAGTTGCGCGAGACCGACCCCAACCACGACATCTTTGTAGGGCCCGTTGGTATCTGGATGCCCTGGGATCCTGATGCCTACAAGACTGGTCGCGTGGAGTTCATGGAGGACGAGTTGAACCAGCTCCATCATGAGAAGATGAAGAATGAGGAGAAGGCGAAGCAGGAGTTTGACCAGAGAGTGCGTGATGCGAAGCGCAAGGCCATTGAGGAGAATGTCAAGAAGGCACGCGAGTCGGGCAACACGCTTACTCAGACATTGACGGAAGATGGCGAGCTGGTGGGTGTCAATAAGACGGTCAATTTTGATGAGCGTGAGGTGGCGGACGTGAAGCCATTCAGTGGTGGTAAGAGTGATGTTGTGTTGGAGGGGACACCTGAAATGGATCGCGTTGATTAAAGTAAGGGAACTCGTCGTTCCCTTATGATCCCATACTAAGATAATTTATCGAAGAGTCGTTTCAGCTTCGCTTACGCCTTATGATCCCATACTAAGAGATATTGTCGTATTCATCGAATCAAAGACACCAAGTGGCCACAAAAAATTGATATTGTATCTTATACAATACCAAAAACAAAACAACAACAAAATGTTATCACAACTGAACAGTCCCGTAAAAATAGAACCCGCCGATTTGCCGCAAACATTTCATCAATCGCGCAGATACCGGCGCCGACAAACCGATGCCATCTGGGCCACCGAATACGTGTGTAATTTCGGATTCCGCGTCCGCAACTACGAAGATTTGTCCTCGCTTTTGGAAACAATGCGATACTGGAACTTTGAAATCACACCAACATCATATTTTGACGCCATATTTAGTAAGAAACGCATTATTAAAGAGTTAATGGAAGAAAATACCAAAGAACTTTTGTTACAGTTTCCCAATTTTCGGCCTCTCTATGAAACTGCCATATTGGTAGATGATGCGCCAGACGAAGAAAAGCACCGAATAGCACTGGAAAACGGATACTATACCTTGGCGGAGTATTTATGCCAAGGTATTGTATAGAGTTATTATGAAACTTGAGCAATGGCATATCTGGGCACTAGTTGTGGTTGTTATCACAATCATTATTGGCCTAGTTTTTTTTAATAAAAATAAGGAGGGATTGGAAGACACAAAATCGGTAATACCTCTTCATATTTATCAAACGTGGCATACCAAGAAACTCCCACCAAAAATGAAAGAATGTGTTGATAAATTAAAAAAAGACAATCCTGAGTTTGAACATCATTTATATGATGACAAGATGTGTAAAGAGTTTATAAAAAATAACTTTGATAAAGAAGTATTAGAATCATTTAATAAATTAAAACCAGGTGCTTATAAAGCAGACTTATGGCGATATTGTATTCTGTATATAAATGGTGGTATATACTTGGATATAAAATATAAATGTAATTCTAATTTTAAATTAGTTGAATTAACTGACAAAGAATATTATGTAGTTGACCGTTGTTTTTACAAATTAGATATAAATATTAAAGAAGAATTGGATATAATAAATATAAAACCATATTATGAAAATGTAAAATGTAAAATACCAAATAATTTTGATAAAAAAATCAATTTATATAATGGATTAATTGTATGTAAGCCTAATAATAATTTAATGAAAAAATGTATTGAAAAATGCGTACAAAATATTAAAAATAATTATTATGGTAAATCAAGCTTGGATATAACAGGACCAGGATTAATGGGAGAATTATATTTTAATGGAGATTATTCAAAAATAGATAGTGAAATTGATTTATTTTATAGTGCGAATGGTAAAAATATATTAAACAGAAAACAAGTTATTTTAAAACATTACCCAGAATATAGAAAGGAACAATTTTCAATTGGCAAAACGGAACATTATGGTGTATTATGGAACAATAAAGATATTTACAACACTAAATAATTATGATTGTAATAAATAGTTAACAATACGCTTCATATTTGAAACATCAATATTTCTGGTTTTATTACGATTTCTGTAAAATATGTATGGTTTCTCAGAAATTATCTTTGTTAGTCTAGGTTTGTCACCATTTGTATTTGGCACATATAAAAAAGCACCATTTTTAATAATCGTAGCCTCTTTATTCAATATATCACGCATAAATAATCCGATTGACACATCATCTATTAATTTGTAGTTTATTTTTTCTTTATTTTGTAACAATTTGTTGATTATTTTCTTAGAAAAAATGATTGATGTTCCATTAACAAATATCAAACCCCAATTTGTTTTGTCTATTATACCTCCTTTTTCATCAAGCCATTGTAAATTATGTATTTCACCACCACTATATTCTACTGGTTTAATAGTTAATCCATCATCCAATAATTTAAAATTTATTATTGTGCTAATATTACTTCTAACTAAATAATCATAATCATAATCTTTAATATACTCGAATGCTTTGATTGTTTTATCTAATATACCAGGAACATATGTTTCATTACCTTTTATTTTTAATAAATTACGGTCAAGTTTATAATCTTCTTTGATAGTATTGTCAAACTTGTAATATATTGTTTTTACATTTTTTAAAATATTGTAGTACTTTTCACTTATTTTTTTCATTTTATCATATTCTTTGTCATCTGAGTATAAAACTAAATGTAAATAGTTATGTTTCAAATTAATATCTTGAAATCCCTCGATATAATCTTTTTTTATTAATAAACATATGAATATAATTGCTACTAATAATAAAATAATATATTTGACTGACATATATATTATTTATTTATTAAAATAAATAATAGATTTATAACCTATATAAAATATGGTAATTAGCAGTAAGCATACCTCCCAAATGAGGGGTCAAAAATATACCCATTAAGGAAGGATCAAAAGGGCGTAAGCTTCGCTGAATACCATGGGTGTTCAGCTTCGCGTATGCCCTTATTAGACCGTCGGCACAAACTCCCAGTCCAACGACTCGCACACCTTCTTCCACACCATATCCTGCTCCAACTGCTTCTCGCGGTCCTTCATCATCGGAATATACGGCAAATACTGCGTCTGGTCCAGCAGCACGCACAACTGGAACAGCGTATAGGTACAGTTGAAGAAATTCGTCCTATGCGCCGGGCAATGGACCGCCCACGGCTCCTGAATCTCTATAAAGAGGATACAAAGCGTGTCTTGGAGCTCGTCGCTCATTACCGGCGGCTTAATTCCCAAAATGGAATTAATGTACTGGATATGTTCAAAATACCGGTTGAATCCCAGCTTCTTCAAGATTTCGCGCATCTTCTCGTAGTTGATTTCCGTTGTTAAGTCCTGGATGCGCTCTTTCTTGATGCGCCCGCGAATTGCCTCTATCACGTGCGCCGGGATTTGCGTCGTCTCCTTCGCCTGAAACTGCGACAATATTTCCTTGAAATGGTTCAAACGTACATACGCGTTATAAGTGACTTCGTTCGGCGGTTCCTTGTAAATCGGCTTCTCATTATCCACGATGTACTGGACATAGACCCCGCATTTCTTATTATTACAGATGAGAATCCCCTCTTCATCTTGGGGGATGAGTTCGCCCGTCCGGCAGCTCTGACACACATCCGTGACCACATTATAATCGCTCGTATTACAATATTCGCGATTGACGTTCTTCCAGTAGTTGTGGTATTTTTGCCGCGATGCCTGTCCGAGGGACGCCGACGCCTCTTCCGGTGTCTGCTTCACTTTGAAGAAGGAGTTTAGCACATTTTTAGTGCTATTTTCCCCCGTTGAAATCTTCTTCTTCTCCTCAAAATAATTGAATATGTAGGGCACATTATCCAGCAAATACTTGTTTTTGAGCGCGCGCAACGTTTTCAGCTTGACGCCGATGTCGCGGATTCGGTCTTGAATCTCCATCCGCACGTCAATATCGTCGTCTTCGGTCATCTGACCCAGTTGCGACTTCAGTTCCGCGCGTTCATCCTCTAATTGCGGGATTTGCGTGGTTTCCACCGAATGAATGTTATCCAGGATTTGCGAGTGTTTTTCATCTATTGTAATGTTGGACGGTGCCGTTTTTTTCTTTTTAATGCTATGATTGGGCATAGACGTCTTTTTATATTTAGATGATTATTTATTTATATGGTTATTGAGGCCTCAATATATTATATTAACAAATATTATAATGTCATTAACATCCACAATTAAGAAGACTGCGACAAAAATGGCGACTTTAACCAAGGGTATGATGCCTTCTGGATCATCTACCGGTATGCTGAATAACAAATGGATCCTCTACACAATTCTTTTTATCAGCATCATAGATTTATTCAATTTTTACTCAAAGAGCGACACCACCGCCATTGCGATTTTTCTGGTTGTCGGATTTTTGACGACCTATTTTAGCAAAAACATGCTGGTTGTATTGGTCGTGGCCATTGCCGTCACACATATTGCCCGTTTTGGCACTGCCTCTATGGAGGGTATGGAAAATGAAGAAGATGATGAAGTACTGGAAGAAGAAGTAAAAGAGGGATTAGGTCCCGAAGTATCAGAAGAAAAGAAAAATTCTGAGCTAGAAGCTATCCAAAAGACATTGGAAAAAATGAGCAATTCCGACCCTTCTACGCAAACACAGGCACTCATTGACCAAACTCAGAAGGTTCAGGAAAATATGGCACTTTTAGAGCCGTACTTGAAGGCGGCCGAACAGATAACTGAGCCATTCAAAAAAAAGGAGGAAGGGTTCTGTGATTATTCTTCGGCATACAAGGCATAAACAGGGGTCCAAGTATTACACCATATAAGATTTTTACAACAGTGTAAAAATCTTCAAGCACCATATATTAATCAATCTATAATATAATACACGCCAGCGCAATGGATACAGATGAATATTATATGGTTGTATTGGGCCTATCCATTTTATTGATTATGACCCTCTCTTATGAACCTCCCATCCAAGAGGGTTTGGATATAGGAAAAGAGATCACAAAAACATTTGAAAAACCCGCAAAAGACATTAAGAAGGCATCTGAAAAGGAGTTCAAAAAGGCTAAGCAGGCCACAACCAAAGAGTTCAACAAGGCCAAGAAGGAAACCACCAAAGGTTTAAATGTGGTGAAAAAAGAGTCGGTAAAAGGCTTCAATGTAGTCAAGAAAGGCGCGGAGAAAGCGGCCAAACAAGTAGCGGCGGGATTTGATGAAATCTTTGACGAAGTCACAAACATTTTCACCTACATTGAGTGCGGATTTAACAAAATAAAAACACTTCCAGACTGTTTTTTCTGGTACTTCTTGGATATCATTTATGGCATCTTCTATATGTTTTATTCCATGTTGGCGTCTGCCATTCCGCCTCTCAAAGATGGTGCCAAAATGTTTTGGAGTATGATGAAGATGATGGATGAAATGATTCACGATTTAACCGGCTTCCATATCATTCGATACCCCAAGAGCGTTATGAATATGTGTTATTTGTGTAAAGGTGCGCCTAAGAAGAAACGGTCAAAACCGAGCAAATGCTCTTAATCTGTTGTCAGTCCTTCGGATAGAACGGCAGGGCGCCCTTTAGGGAGCCCTGCATACATCTCACCAATATAATATAATGGGAAAGAAATGCTTACCCGGTGTAATTTGCGTTGAAAATATGACACTATTTCTGCTATTCGTCATTGCGGTGATTCTTATCTATTTCTTTCATAGAACCACAAACAGTCCTCCTCCATCTATTATTTTGTTGAACAACGATTTAGGAAAAACGCGTGAATCCCCGATTCTAACGCCTCCCGAGAATCACATGTACGACCCAGATTTAGTGGCGACTTTTCCCGAGATACGACCTTCAGTGAGACCCAATATCAATATTGAGACCCGCGGAACCA